TGTTTTTGCTAGAGAATGCTCTTATTTTCGATTTGATTTTTTCAACTTTGTTACTGAGAAATTTTTTCGGGAAGATTCTATTTTAAGATTTTGAAAATGGACATTTTAAAAATGTCCTTTTTTGAAAATCTGAAAAACTTTTCTCACAAATTTTTTTCAGTTCTAGACAAACATGAAAATTATTTTTTGAAATTGTGACCATTATCTAGGAAAATCGATATTTCAGTAAAATTCCCAAAAGTGGGAACTTTTTATAAATCGGGAATTTTTTTGGTGATATTTTTCAAAAATGTCCTTTTTTCAAAAATGTCCTTTTTCAAAAATGTCCTTTTTCAAAAATGTCCTTTTTCAAAAATGTCCTTTTTTTACACCGTTGTAAATATTTATTGTTATAAATGCATAGTAAAGTTAAAGTAAATTATATATTTCCCAATTTATGCTATAATATTTATTCATCGGCCTATAGCAATGATAATCACTATATTTTCCAGTAGAAATGTCATTTCTAATATTAACATCATCAATATTAAAACGATCACGGTGTAATCTATTAAACTTTGTTTTTTGTTCATTAAGACGTACAAAACAATTTGTTTTTTTATTCCACTCCATAACTTTATTATATAAAGTAATTTGGTCAATACACCATCCAGTATTATTATGTCCTTCTTTAATAGTATTTTCATTATTTATTTTTTTTATATAATTTATAATATCACTTACTGAATTAATTTTAAAAATATCTTTCCATATTGTAGGTGTTGCTACATTATAACACATCGCAATTTGTTTGTATTCAAAACTAAAATTATCTCGATAATAAATAAAGTTATTATTATCATATTCTATTATATTTTTAGTATAATAGGTATTATTCATAGGCATCATATCCATGTCTGTAATTAAAATACCATTTTTATAATTAAGAATACATGGATATAATAATCTAATAAATTGTGAAGTAAAACTGGTTAATACATTATCAATTGGTTTAAAAAGTATAATATTTTCTTTAAATTCTATAAATTTATCTGGAATAATATTAGAAATTAATATAATTTTTACATCTACATCAGGATATAATTTATTCCATGTTTTTATAAAAATAGGTATAAAGTCTATGTATAACGGATTATCATTAGTACTTGTTAATACACAATCTAATTTCATTATTTATATCATTGATAGAGAATATTTTTTGATAAACTAAAGAATAAGTTGTATGATTATATAATACTAGGACCAATTGGTCCAGATGAAACTTGGGTAAATACGCCAATGATGTAAAAATGTCATTTTCTAAATATATATAAAAATAATATTAATAGTTATAATATGAGTGATTTAAATGGTGAAGATGATGTATATAAACAAATCGAAGTACTTCGTGAAATGAAAGCATCTGGTGTTGTAATGGAAACAAATGAGGATGCTTTGAAAAAAATAGAAAAATTACAAAAATCATTACAGGTTTTTATACCGAATAAATATGGACCTCCACCATATAAAGTAGAATTGTGTATAGAATTTCCGTTATCAATGTTAGAAGATAATAATGAATTTCCATATAGTACACTAACAATTCAGTTAGCTCCTATAGAAAAAGTTCCATATACAGTATTTTATTTTTTAGAATATATGTTACCATCATTTATAGGAGGAAATTTTAAAAGAAACGCGCCACATGTATTACAAGCAAAACTTGAAATGAATAAAAATATAAAACCCTTTGCTTTTCAAGAATATAACAGAGACTATACTCATACAGAATTTACAATAGGTTTTGCAGGAAGACCAAGTAATGCAGAGCACATTTATATTTCAACAAGAGATAATACACGTAATCATGGACCGGGTTCACAAGGGTCAAAAACAGAAGCAGATTGTATATTAGGAAAATTAATAGGTAAGTATGATATTGATGTAGTAAAACGAATGAGAACTCAACCAGGAAATTCTCCAAAAAATGGTTTTGTACATGATTCATCTAATTTTATATTTATAGAGCGTATGCGACTAATTAGTGAATAGAATAAATCTATATTTATAAATTATATTATAAATATAGATAGATTACACGTGCCATTCATTATAATATTTCATTTTATTTACCTTAGTATCATGACCAATTATACCGTTAAAATGAATAATATAACAACTATTTTGAATATTATCAGAATTTTTATAAAAATAACCTCCATTTGGATATTCTTCTCTTGATAAAAATTTAATGTTGATAAATCTAGATCGATAAATGCAAGTATTCCAAAAAGCTTGGTCGTTAGAAAAAAATAAAAAGTTTCTTTTTTTGAAAAAATTATGATCAATTGAAAGTGTTTTTTCAGTTGGTCTCATGGAAAAAAATCCAGTACAGCAATCAACACCGTTATATTGAATTAAACAATCACAATCATTGTTTTCATATTGTTTCAATAAATCATCAACAAAATTTTTTTTTATAACAATATCAATATCAATATAAATATAACTCCTATTTGTTTTTAATATTTGATTACCAATATAATATCGTTGATAAACAATATCTTTAAAATTTTTATCATCAAATTTGTAAAAGTTATCTGCTTTAATAGTATTATCAAAATATTTTACAATATTACATAATCCATTTAGTTTTTCAACAATTTTATTATCTAACGCAAACAGTATAAGATTAATATTATTTTATTAGCACTAATAATTAGATTTTTTACCATATCTGATATACCATTATTTGCTACACAAAAAGTGACATTAGATTCATCATTATTTAAAAATAAATTAATATTTTCATAGACAATAAACTTATTTTGACTCATTGTAATAAAGTATACATATTATATTTAAACTCTTTAAACTCTTTAAACTTTAAAATTATAAAAAGTTATAATATCATAATCTCTTTTTTATTATTTGAACCAATTGTTTAATTATACTATTATCTTCAATTGGTTTATTCCATTTATTTTAAATAAAAATGATTTATATTTATAATAAATTATAGATTATAAATATAATATGACTAGACAACGTCAAAAACGAAATATAAATACAGAAGAACACAGTAATGTAATTATGTGTTGTTGTATGCCATGTATAGGAGTATTTGTAGCGGGTGAAAATATATGTAAGGGGATATTCCTAGGAATATTATGGATATTATCATGTCCCTGTGTAAAAATAAAATGTATAAATCCGTGTCGAGTAACACCCAATAATGAAGTACATATAGAAGTAATAGACACTAATTGTACAACAAATACAGAATATGATAATGACGATATGATGGAAATAGTACCTTTTTCAGAAGAAACAAAAGATAATAACAATCAACCGAACAACTAATAATTAGACAGAGTTGCCATACGTTATATTTACTTTTTTCTACCAAATGTTAGTTGTTTATTAATTTCATATTTTTTTTGAATTTCATCCTTTTGTATTTTAACATCGGGTGTTACTTTTTCGGTTCCCTTCTGAATATTTTGTTCTATCCTTTTTCGTCTAAAACTACAATATGCTTTAATACTATTATACATAGGAATAGTAGTTCCAGGTACTAAATGTAGATATAGGTTTATTTCATATCTATTATATTTTTCTTCAAGAGGAACCATATCCATATTAGATTTTTTTTTAATAATCCAATTTCCATCCCATTGACTACCAAAAATAGTGTATGGTTTATCATCCATATAAAAAACACTATTTTTTGGTAAAAATGTTCTAATCATAAATGCGATATTATTTTGAATTAAATTTTCTTGTTGTGATTTAGTAAGTTGTTCATCAAAATTTTCATGTACACTAAAAGGTTCAATAGCGTTAATCAAAGATTCAGGTGAGGTGAATGATTTTCTAAGACCATCTAAATCATCATCCCAATTCTGTGAATCGAAATCTAATTCTTTAATAAAATATATTTCGTTGGGCCCTGAATAATTGTTAATGACTTGTTTGATTTTAAATGGTCCAATATTAGCTTTACCTTTAATATTAGTTTTAATCACCATTAAAAGAGTATTGGGATGCAATTTACGAGCCTCATTTAATGTTCTAGAAAGTTCTTTGCCTCCACGTTGTCGGTTTTTTTTAGTATAATATTTCCTTTTTTTAAAAATTTTATTTGATTTAGTTTTACTTCTCATAATAAATATTAATATTATAAAATAAATGTTATAATATTAAGATAAATAGTTAGTTTTTTAAGTTATGAAATTTTTCATATGCGTTTAATGTTTTTTGTTTTCCATTCATTTCCTTTGCTTTTTCTAGAATTTTAATAGAATTATTAATTTCATCATCTGTTAAAATACCATCGTTGTTAGCATCAAGCACTTTATAAAAATCTTTAAATTTATCGGGTAGAATACAGAATTTAGATTCTTCGTTAAGTACAAAATCTGCTAAAATAACAAAAATTGCAGTAATAGTTAGTGCCATATAAATATCTCTAGTACCCATCCATGCAATAGAAAAAATAAGTAATTGTCTACTAAGAATAAGTTTTAAATACGCTTCTTGTGATTTACTAAATCTTAATGTAATGAATTTTGATCCGATATTAAGTAATATCATAATAATACCAGCAAAAAATTTACTATCGTTTAGACTTAATATTCGTTCATGAAAATGATCAAAATAACCTTTCTTCATATATATTTAATATATAAAAAATAGAAAGAATTTATCTAGTATTTTCAGTTACTAAAATATTTTGAAAAGTATATAATATTTATTATAAATATATAATATTATATAATGTATGATTCAACATATTTAACGATGCTTTATTTTAAAGATAAAAACAAAAGAAAATCAAATAAAAAAATAAAAGAAGAAAAAATAATAATGTACAATAATCCCTTAAATAATAAAAAATACATTAAAAATAAGATATGTTCGAAACAAGAATCAGAAAAAGAATATAACGAGAATTCATTAACAGAATCAGAAGCAGAAACTGTGATTACGTGTGCAACACATGGTAATCCTAGATATCACCTATAACTTTAAAGGTTTCTAACGCAGGATTAGTAGGAGAAGGTTCAGAATTATCCTTAATAGTAAATGTAGGTAGAGTTTTGGATTCAACAGGTCTCATTTGTTTAGATAAGTCAGCTTTATCAAGTGAAGATGGTGTATTACTACCAGCAATATCATATTTAATAATATTTCCAATTTTTTTGTCTGATAAATTAGAAATTTGTTCTAGTACATTTTTTTCAATATTTTGCATACCTTCATATGTTAAATTGTTAATATATATTAACAAGATAGCAGCTGCACATCCAGCAACAATATTATAATCTGTGAAAAGAACAATAATAAATATTAAGAATAATTTTCCTAAAACAAAATTATTTAGAGATATCAATAATTCTGGAGTTAAAAGTGCGATTGAAAATACAATAAAGGCTAATATCGCTAAAAGTTTATTTTTCATCCTATATAAATTAATAAATATTTTAAGATGAATAAAGATAATTATTTTAATACTTTTTCTAAAGGAAATATATTAGGAATGTCTTTAGCTATGTATGCTGCCCCATTTGAAAATATGCAAGATAAAGAAGAAAATACAATAGAAAAGAAAAAGATAAAGCAACATAGAACAAATAAGAAGAAGGAAAGAGGTACGGAAACTAAAAAAAAAATAGATGAATCGATGATGTCACAAATAGGAAAAATACATGCAAATATTGAATCTAGTACAGATAATGATTTAACTGATTTTAATCCAATTGGTAGACCAGAGTCACAGGGTGTAAATAGAACAATAGAAAGAGATGTATACGAAGAAGACAAAGAAGATGATGAAGTTGATGAATTCGAATCTTTAGACAGTTCTTATGCTCAACAATATTATTCTAAATTTTTACCAGGAACAATAGAAAGTATGGAGAGTGGTAATTTAACGAGTGCTAATGTACCTTTAAATGAGAACTTGATTGAAAAGATAAATTATATGATACATTTGTTAGAAGAAAGTCAAGAACAAAAATCAGAACATGTAGTAGAAGAGCTGTTATTATATTTAGGACTAGGTGTATTTGTCATATACGTATTAGATTCATTTGTTAAAATTGGTAAATATCAAAAATAATTTACATGACAAATGGTGTAAATAATTAAAAGATTAAATTAATATATAGCAAAAAAGTTGTGAGGTGAAATAGGAGTATAAGCGAAATTGTAAAAATAAAAAGCAGAAGGAGAAACAAAAACCGGTTTTTTAGACAGAATAATTTTTTGAATGATTAAGTAATTATGAGAGATATTTTCAATAGATAAATATTTAAAATTTTGTGATTTAAATAGATGCATAATAGCAGAATGAAAGCCAGAGACAAATATAGTTTTATATTTAGTAGGATTAATGCATACAGAAGAGAAACAATCAATAATATTAAATTTTTTGTAATTAGTACATGTATCTTTAAAGCAGTAAAAGCCAACAATCTTATTATCTAAAGTACAGCAATAAATAAAATAGTTTTTAGTTTTTAAAAGTTCAATAATATTACTGTATTCAGGTATAATGTATAGATTAAATATGTCTTTTAAGTATACTTTGATAAGGTCATACAGTAAAGATAAATTAGTAGTGTTAATTTCAAATACATTAAAACCAGTAGAAATGAACTGTGGCTTTTTCCATTTCAATATGTCAAAAATATAATTGTAATAAATGGTAATGGGTACAATACCAGTTAAATCAGCTTCACGTTTAAATAACCAAACAGAAATATTTTTATTATGATGTCTAGTATTATAAACATGTGTTTGAATAAGTTGTGGAGCAATACCATCTTTCCTGTGTTTTTTATTAACACATAACCAATCAACATAATTAACATTAATATAATTACCGTCAATAAAAACATGTAAAGGTCTAGATGATATAAAGCCAACACGAGACTTGTCTTCAATAATATTATTATTATCAGTTAGAAATGTTTTTTTTTCATAAAATGAAAAGTATGAATTATCAAAATTTCCAACATAATATGGTTTAAATTTGTCGATGGTAGGTGAAAAAACAGATTTTTTACTATTCAAATAATTATTTTGAAGTATTTTTAAAGCATCAGAATAATCATTATCTTTAATATTACTAAAAGTAACAATATCAATAGTATTAGTAAATTTATTTTTCTCGGGTAGATGGTGTTCAATAATACCAGGTGGAAATATCCAATAATATAGATTATAAACATGAAAAACAGGTTGATATGCCCAAAATTTATAAGTAATTTTAATATAGGCATATGTGATAAGATAGATAAAAATTACAAAAAATAATGAAATTACAATATATGTCATTATTTTTATATGATATCATTTTTTCTGTAGAAAAACTAAATATTGATATTCATAGCCACACCCAGCCATATTTGATTTATTAATTAATGTAAAACCTACATCTTTAGCGGTGCTAAGAATTTCTTTTTGTGGTGTCATATGTAAATGGTGTTTATGTTTTCTAATGTTGCCATCTTTATATTTAAATACTTCTTCAAAGTACGCGTCTTCGGTACTATGATCAATATTAAATTGTGATTTATAATCAAAATTGTTAAATTTCACAAAGGATTGTGTGATTCTTTCCTTAGCATATTTTTGAGGACTAATTAATACAAGTGGGTTAGCAGGTGGAATAATAGGGTCAAATTTATGTTTATTAACTAAATGTAAAACGAGATATCCTTTAGGTTTTAACCAATTATAACAGTTATTAAAAAATGTTCTTTTATCTTTTATATAATAAATAGTAAAATAGTAACATGTAATATGAGTAAATGTGTGGTCATTAAATAAGACACCGTCTAATGCGTCGCCGACATAATATTTATTCTGTGGATATTTTTTTTGAGCATAACTAACCATAGCGGGTGATTTATCAATACCGATAACTTTAATATCATTTTCTCTAAATGCTTCAACATGAAAACCAGTACCTGAACCAACATCTAAAACAGATGATTTTTTGTTGGGGTTAGTAGCATAGAAAGTAGTCTCAATTTCAAATGAATTTTTATCTAAAGAAGAAAGAATTTGATCATAAATATCTGCGTAAAAAAAATCAAAAATTTCATTAATTTTGTTATACATAACAAATTTTTTGTCTTGTGAAAATGATTCAATATTAGTATAAGTTAAATGATCGTACAATTTTAGAATAACGATAGTTGAAATGATAAATATAAGTATTCTCAATAATAAAGATAATTTATTAAATTTTGAATATAAGTTCATTTGTCTTATATGTATTAATGTGATTTTTTTTATATAAATTTAGTTTAATGTCGGAATTAGAAATAAATGATGTTAGAACAGAAAAAGAATTTAAATCAATAAGTTTTTCGGGGTTTAAAAAAAGTGATGTAACGAAGGAATTGCTAAATAGTTTATTAAATAATAAAGTGGAACCAGCTTGTTATTGGAGTGCTGAATTAGTATGTTCTGGTCATTATATAGACTTGTGGAATGTATTAATAAATTTTTTGGGAAAATATATTCATTTAGCAAATCCTAAATTAGCAATATATTTGGATAAAAGAATACAGGATTTCAGAAATTTAATGACAAATGGTTATGCAGGACAAGAATTACGTTTAAGAAATAATGAAAAAATGAGAGAATTATTTGCGGAGGTATCGGCGGTATTATGTTTATCAAACAGAAAACCATGTTTAGAGAAAATACCAAAGTTAAAACATGAAGAATTTGAGATAACATCTATGACAGAGAGATTTAGAGCACCTAACGCAAGTTATGCGGAACATATTTTTAGGCGCGAAGATCCTCGTGAATTATTCCCTGCTATAAATGAGTTGTCTTATAATATTCATGCAAAAGATATAATGAGATGTTATTATTGGATAGAATGGATTTTAGAATACGAAAAAATATGTAAAACAAAAAAAGTGAAATGTAAAGTAGATAGACGTGAAAATATACCGGTAAATGAAAAAGATCAAATGGATGTAGTATGGTTAATATGGGATTTAATATTACATTATGTGAGAAATAATAATGAATTGTATAAAACATTAATAAATAGTTTGTTAAGTATATTTTGTTTAAGATATACAAACGGTGTAATATCAAAAAGAAAATTTATAATATTTTATGCATTAAGTGTTTTGACAGAAATAGTAAATTTTAAAGTAAATGCATTAACAGACAAAAAAGTAATAACAAATGTAAAAGGAAAAATAAATTTAATTTATAAAGAAATAAAAAAGAACGAAATTGCCCCAGCAACTGATTATTTATTTAACAATAATGTTGCAAAGAGTAATATAGATAAAACAATAGAAAAACTAGACATAATGAAAAATTTTTAATGTGTGATTTAGGTAAAAATAAAAATACGATTAAAATAATTAATATAATTAATATGTATATAATATATTATGAGCAGCAGTTTACCACAAGAATTATCGATATCATCCTCAAGTTCTGGGTTAGCATCGTCAGGTGAAGGATTTTTTGATACAAATAGAACATGGAAAATAGTAGGTATTATTGTATTAATAGCATTGTTGGGATTTAACATATTATTATATTTAGGAAATGCGGTAGAAGAGGCAGGATCGGTATTTAAACCATTATTACAGAAATTTGTAAGTATATTTGGTTTTACAATAACAGAAACAACTAAACAAGTAGTAGATATATCGGCAGAGGGAACAAAAGCTGGTGTAGACATAGCAGCTGGAACATTAAAAAGTGCTATAAATGTTGTTGAAGATATAGGTGAAGGAACAGGAGTAACGTTTGATTCAGATGACGTACCACCAATACAGAAAAAAAATAGTAAGAAAACAGATGTACAGGGTGCATCTATGGATAGACCTAAAAAGAATAAAGCTCAAAATTTTTGTTATGTAGGTAAAGATAGAGGAAATAGAACATGTATTCCAATATCAGATATCAGCGAATGCCAATCAGGTGATATTTTCCCAAGTGAAGACGTATGTGTTAATCCAAACTTAAGACACCATACAGGAACAACACCCGAGAGAATTGTTGGAGTACCAGAAGTTCATCCATCTCCACCTAGTTATCCATAATTATATTTTATTTATATGTAATTTTTTTATATATAAATTTTTTTAGACCTTTGCATATTTTATTGAATATAAAAAAAAAATGATTAAGTTATTAGTAATATATTATTACATAACTAATAAAAACTTTATTAAAATGATCAACGGATATATCTATGTTAGAAATCATTCATCATATGATGTTGAAAATGTATGTAAAATGGGTAAAGCAAGTAATATTCCTGAAAGAGATACACAATATGCTACTGGTGAGATTAAGAGAGGATATTTTGAAGCGGTATTTGAAGTTCCTATAAAAAAAATGGGAAATATCGAACACTTATTGCAAAATGAGTTTCGTACATTAAATGTTAAATATGATGCTGGTACTGAATTTTACAATAAACAAATTATTAATCTTATAGAACCTTATTTATTTAAACTAGGAGTAAAATATAAAAAATTATCCAACGAAGAAATTAGTAATTTGACAAGATGTAACAGAGTAAGAAATAGTATGAAAAAAATAAATATTAAATCATTTATAAATACAGTAAAATTCATGAGAACAGTTCCTTACATACCAAGAAACGACCAAAATATTATAATTGAAAAGTCGTTTATACATTTTCAACAAAATGATAAAGGTATACTTATATTAACGTGTGGTGTAGGAAAAACACTAATTTCATTATGGATTACACAAAAACTAAATTCAAAAAAGATTCTTATTGGTGTTCCTAATAAATTATTATTGAAACAATGGGAAGAAATTATTATTGCGTTATATCAAAAACAGCCGTTACTTATAGAAGGAGGAGTTGATTCTGACACAATAAAATCGTATTTAAGTAGTAATCAAGATAATTGTATCGTAATAACTACATATGCATCTTCCCATAAACTACTAACGGTCACTAAAGAACTTGATTATAAGTTTGATATGAAAATAAATGATGAGGCACATCATCTTACTAGTAACAATATTAATGAAGAAGAAAAGAAAACTTATATAAATATGTTGAAAATAGATTCAAAAAAGCAATTGTCACTAACAGCAACTCTTAAAATATTGGAAAATAAAGAAAATCAAAGAGATGAAGATATAGTTGTTTCAAATGATAATAATTACTATTTTGGAGACATAATTGATAGAAAAGGATTATTATGGGGGATTAATGAAAATATTATTTGTGATTATGTTATTCAAACCATTATAACAGATGAAGAACAACTTGAAGAACAATTATCAAGATTTTATATTACAGAAGAAAATGATAAGAGTTTGTTTTTGAGTGCGTTTGCATCTTTGAAAAGCATAAATGACGGATATTCACATCATTTATTGATATATTCAAATAACAAGGATAATTCGTTTAAATTAACTCAATATATAAAAATGCTATTAGACGAGAAATATTTTGATATATCTGATTTATATTATTCCGATTACCATAGTGAAATGAAATCAAAAGACCAAAAAGAAATAATAAATAAATTTGAAAACGCGAAGTTTGGAATAATAACTTGTGTCTATTGTTTGGGTGAAGGATGGGATTTTCCGTTATTGGATGGTGTTGTATTTGCCGAAAATATGACATCAAATATCCGTATAGTTCAATCTGCATTAAGAGCAAGTAGAAAAAACAAAAAGGATACAAATAAAAAAACTAAAATCATTTTACCAATTTTAAATAGGGATGACTGGTTAGAAAATAATGAAAATACTGATTTGAAAAAGGTAAGAGAAGTAATTTATCAAATGGGATTAGAAGATGAAACAATTAGTCAAAAAATAAAAGTGTTTAGAATTGATATCGGAAAGCAAAAACCTAAACCAAAAGAAGAAAAAGAAAAAAGAGTTGTTGATGAATTTGGTGAATACGACGACGAACTTACAAAACGTGTAATATTGAAAACAATAAAAAGAATTACACTTGGTACAACATATGAAAAAGCAGTAAAAATAATTGCTGATAAGAATATAAAAAGTAAGGAAAGTTATTATGACTTATGTGATAAAGATAATAGATTACCTAAAGACCCTAAAATTGTATTCAAAGGAAAATTTACAAACTGGATAAAATATTTAAGTATTGAACAAGTATATTATGATTTTGAAATGTGTAAAAATAAAGTTGGTGAGTATTTATCGTTGAATCCTGAATTAAAAAAACATTCTTTGGAGTTATCGATTGTAAGTAATGAATTATGCAAAATGGATGATTTATTTCCACCGAATGGATTATGGGTCGAATACTATAATGTAAATGATTTACAAGATATAATTACTATCACGAATAAGAAAAATAAAATTAATGTTGTTTTGTAAAATTTTAGGAACAGTTAAGTAAAATTTACTTTTTTATTTAATATAACAAAAAATTGATTTATTTAAATTTAAAGATAAAATATCATATACTATTATATGGCCATGTCAAAACAATATTCCTGTGATTTGTGTAAAAAGGTGTTTAATCAAAAAATTGACTTCACAAGACACCAAAATAAGAAAGCACCTTGTATAACATTAACTGAAATGCAACAAATTAGTCAAACAAAAAAAGTTAAAATGGATAATAAAACCACACTCATCTGTGTATTCAAAAATTGTTTGAATATATTGAGAGATAATGAAGGTTTAACCGGTGAAAAAGCATTAAGAACTCTGTCTTATTTCTTAATATTAAAATTACTTGAACCTCATTTTGGAGGTGAAATAAATATTGATAATTATGATTATGATTTTGAATCTTATTTTGCAGATAATGTTATAGAACAAAATAAACAACGATTATTATATATAGTTAGATTTACAAATTTATCAAATGAAAATGAAGACGATTTACCCAATTTAATGAATCATGCTTGGAATATCATATTATCAGAACATCCTACTACCAAAAATATATTCTTGAAAGGAGGCGGGTTTGATATTCAACACAAATCAACCTATAAAAAATTAATAGATAAACTTAATTCAATTGATTTGTCTAATAACGAATATGATGTTTTGGGTAATGCATATGAGGAAGTTATTCAAGATATTATGACAGGTAAAGTGTTGGGACAATTCTTTACTCAACCATTAGTTAAGAAAATGATGGTAAAATTAATCAATCCGCAAATATATCCTGACGGAAAAATAGATACTTGTGGAGACCCTACTATGGGAACTGGTGGTTTCTTGATTACCTATTTACAATATATTTTACAACAAGCAACCTCTAAAAATATTCAACCTGATTGGGATTTTATCAAAACCGAAGGATTATATGGTAAAGAATTAGAACCTGATACATATCAACTGGCGGTTTCAAATATGTTAATCTCATCAGGTCATATGTTTGAAAAACTGGATAGAGGCGATAGTATTCGTGTTCCTATAACAAGAAAGTTTGATAATATTCTTGCGAACCCACCATTTGGAATTAAGGGATTAAAATATGATGATTTTCAAAGTCCATTAAAAAGTGAATATGTTCCAATCAAAACAGATAATGCTGTTTCCTTGTTTATTCAAGCAATTATTTATATGTTAAATATTAATGGTAAATGTGCGGTTGTATTACCTGACGGACAAGATTTATTTTCAAAAACAAATACCACATTAGTTGCGATTAGAGAATATCTTATGAAAACTTGTGATTTAAAAGAAATTATATATCTACCATCAGGTATATTTACATACACATCCATTAAAACTTGTGTGTTTTACTTTGTTAAAAAGAGAGAAGGAGCTGATGTTTTGGAAACCAAAATTAAAGTATCCAAAACTCAAAAAGAAACTGGTAGAAATTACAAGTTTTCAAAAACACACCAAACAAATAAAGTCAATTTTTATGATTTCAATCCTTATGAAGATGTTAAAAATTTATTGGTTGAAGTTCCTATTGAGAAAATTGCATATAATTCATATTCACTTAATTATGCTGAATATATGAAAGATGAAACAGAAGAAGAAGAACAATATGAAGAAGGGGTTGTTGTAAAAACACTTGGAGAAGTTTGTATTTTTGATATTGGAGGAACACCTTCAAGAAGTAAAAAAGATGAATATTATGATAACGGAAATAATCTATGGGTTTCAGTAAGAGAATTGAATGGAGGTTATATTTATGACACAAAAGAAAAAATAACTGATTTAGGAGTTAAAAATAGTAGTGTAAAATTATTTGCAAAAGATACAATTTTGTTCTCATTTAAATTAAGTATTGGTAAAACTGCTATTGTTGGTAATCCATTATATACAAATGAAGCAATTGCTGGAATAATAAGTAAAAATAATGATATATTAAATAATAAATATTTATACTATTATTTAACTATTAATGACTTTTCAAAAATTGGTTCAGGATTGATTGGTAATGGTTCATTAAACAAGAAATCATTAACACAACTAAAAATCCCAATTCCTTCGCTTGAACTCCAGCAAGAAATAGTAAAATATTTAGATTTCGTATACGAAAAGGCAATCAAAACAAGTAATGAAAAGATTGAAGAGTTAAACCTACAAAATGAATATTGTTTGAATAATCAAAAAAAATTTGGCGAGAACATGGTAAAAAAATTAGGTGAAATATGTGATATTCAAAATGGTAAACGAATTGTTAAAGGAAATGTTGAAACAGGGGAATATCCTGTTTTGGGTGGAGGTGGTTTTACGTCGTTTTACACAAATGAATATTCAAGAGAAGGTAAAACTTGTAAAATAAGCAGGGAAGGTATGTCCTTACACAATTGTGTAATGTTATTGAATGAAAAATATTATTTAAATAGTCAAGCATTTACCATAACATCTAAAAATGAACTTATTATAATTAATGAATATTTATGGTATTATTTGGATAATAGTAAGGAACAAGTATTTAAATGTGGAAGAGGACCTGCACAAAAAGCGATTGATATTGATGAGTTTAAATCAATAAAAATCCCAATCCCGTCACTTAAACACCAAAAAGATATTGTTGAGTATTGTGAATATAATTATACACTTATTAAACAAATAGAAAAAGAGATTGAAAATAATAAAAAACAAGCACAACAATTTATTACATGTATTCTAAAGGAACAAGTGAAATGAGATATAGAATAACAAGTTCTGTAAATTATGAAACAAACTAAACAACATAAATAGTTGTTCAATCTAATACAATTGATAGTGTAAATGTTAATAATAATTATATTTTTTATTATTAACATTTTTATGAAGGAGGAATTTGTTTATAATTGTAATTGGTTAATGGAGCATTATCATTTATACATATTAATCCGGGTTTACCAGGTATATTTGAATTGTATGTTGGAAAACATGTTTGACTTGTAACATTATTACATATTAATGAACCACCACTAGATACAGGTAAATTTCGTGAATTCGGGTTGGTATTATACATATTTTGAAATGCGAATGTTGTTTTTCTGCCAAGAGCAACACCTCTCGATAATAGTGCAAATCTTTGATTTTTTGAAATAGAAAACGCATTTTTATGATATTTTAATATTTCAACTTTACGTCGTTCATCAAATTGTTGTTGAGTAAAAGTTGAATAATCTTGACAATTTAATGAAATACGTCCGTATTTGTTTGGGTCATAATTATTTCCTGCTCTATAATAATCACAATAATTTTCAATTCTAACACCTCTGAAATAAATAGGTTCTGGTTGAGGTTCAGGTTCGGGTTCAGCTTCGGGTTCAGGCTCAGGCTCAGGTTGTGGAGGTGCTTCAGGTTCTGGTTGAGGTTCGGGTTCGGGTTCGGGTTCAGGTTGTGGTTCAGGCTCAGGCTCAGGTTCTGGCTCGGGTTCAGGTTCGGGTTCAGGGGCTGGTTCGTTTACATCTTTGGCTGTATATCCATTAAATGTATCAGCACGTAAATAATTAACATCATATCCAACATCGTGTAACAAACCAATAGTAATTCTACTAATAGGTAATATTGTATCATATGGAATTTCTTCACCATTTGAACTAATCTCATCGCCTAATCCAGTAAAGGTATCGACTCCTGGAATGGTAATATTTTCTTCAATAAATCGGCCGGTTGTCATATCGACCGGAATAGCAGAAAATTCATTTGGTAAAAAAGGGTAAGGAACTCCAAAATATTTGTTATATTCCTTAACAGCGTATTTGAAATTATTATCTCCAACATAATATCTATAAATACCTTCATTAACAAAGTTTGAAGTATTGTTTAAAACATCTGAAAAAAATAAAGGTCTAAACGTAAGAGTATTTAAAATTTCACGGGTAAGAATATAATAATAATTGTTAAATTCAGCAAGTTTATTACAATTCAATTTAATTTCAGCAACAGATGTAATAAAAAGACCATTATTTTGATATATGTTAGTTAATTCTGATGTAGCAACAAGTTGTTCTTCTTCATCTGTAAAGTTTATAAATATAACAGTATAATCAATTAAAGTATTAGTAGGTAATTTGTTATTATTATTAATTAAACTACCTACTCTATTAAACGAATCATAAAATATTTCTTCATCTTTTGGTCCCAACGTATATGTATCCATATCAAAATTAATGATAGTCCACCTAGCAATACTATTTTGTCCTGAAAATGTATTTGACTCAGGTTCAGGTTCAGGTTCAGGTTCAGGTTCAGGTTCAGGTTCAGGTTCAGGTTCAGGTTCGGGTTCAGGTTCGGGTTCAGGTTCGGGTTCAGGTTCGGGTTCAGGTTCGGGTTCAGGTTCGGGTTCGGGTTCAGGTTCAGGTTCGGGTTCAGGTTCGGGTTCTCTATTTTGATAAAATGGATCATAGAAATCAGCATTCGTATAATCAACTGTATAACCTATATCATCTAAAAAGCCAATTGTAATTCGACTGATAGGTAATGTATAATTTAACATATTAGACCATTTTTTTTGATCAATCCATCCTGTCATTATTTCTTGGTCTAAACCTGGATATATAACACCATTAACACTTCTAGTATTACTAGAAACACCATCTTCTCTACCTTCTTCTGCGTGAACATTTGCTGTACCAGGTCCCCCATCATCTTCCACAGGTATGAATTTTAAATTCTCACCAAAATATGCTTTATATTCTCTAAGAGCATTATTATATGCGGTATCTTTATTAGTAGGAGTCCAATTAAAAGCATAAAAGTATGAATCTGAAAAAACTTGGTAAGCAAGTATTTGTTGATTTAATGCCGCCCATAATCCACCAATACCTAATGCATGGCCAATTTCATGTAATACAGTATAATAAAATGCATTATTTCCGTCTTCATAAATTTGTGTCTTTAAATAATCAACTATAGAAGTATTTAATCTAATTATAGATGTGGTAGGTATTAAGTGTCCGAGTTTAAATTCAAATTGTCTATTGTTAACTTCAGTAAAATTGACTTGAATATTACGAATAGTATCAAAAACTGAATATATTTCTGTACCTCCTAACGTATTAATATCCATAACTTCGAAGTAAAACCAAATCTGAACAGTTAAATTTAATGGAACACCTTTAATAATAGTCTGCCATTTATCGATCGCTTTTCGAATATCAATATAATCGCTAGAATTAATATCGTTTACGTTATTAATAATAATTCTATCGATTTCAGTAGCCTCAGGTTCAGGTTGAGGTTCTGGTTCAGGTTGTGGTTCAGGTTCTGGTTCAGGTTCTGGTTCAGGTTCTGGTTCAGGTGCAGCTTCTGGTTCAGGTTGTGGTTCAGGCTGTGGTTCAGGTTCAGGTTGAGGTTCAGGTTGAGGTTCTGGCTCAGGCTCAGGTTCAGGCTCAGGTTCAGGCTCAGGTTCAGGTTCAGGTTGAGGTTCAGGTTCAGGTTCAGGTTCAGGTTCTCCTTCAGGTTCAGGTTCTCCTTCAGGTTCAGGTTCAGGTTCAGGTGAACCAACAATAAGTTTATTTATGTCAAAAGGATTTATAAAATTATCAGGGTTATTATCTGTATCGTCACTATTGTTAATATTCATATTATATAAGTATAAATTAAATAATATAAATTTAAATCTATTATGCTGAATTAGCGTCACCTGAAAAATAATAACTTAATGGTGTATATTTAGGTACAGTAGCTTTATTAATAGAAGCTGTACTTGCGACAGAAGTATTTGCTCCAGCACCATTAATATCGTTAATTTCTTTAGTACCGATAGCATAATTATAATACCATAAATTAGAAATATTACCGTTAAATCCACCATTCATCGCAACATAAACATCACCATAATTTTGTTTAGGTACACCATTAAGAATAAATCTTTTTGCGATAGAACCGTTAATATAAACGTCTAAATGATGATTTCGACATGTAATAATAACATTAACCCATTTTCGATTAGGTATATTATTTACCTCAATTTCTTCTGTAAGTTGATTAAATGTATTCATTTTAACAACTAAAACATGTTGTAAATTAGTAGTGTCTTTAGGTTTTATATACAAACCGGGTGCATTACTTGGGAAATTCATTCCATCAGTATTTAGACTATCGTCACCTTTATGGAAAATATGTTTATATTGTGTAATGTCATATGTATCGGTTTCATCAATATATAACCATACAGACCAAGTAAATTCGATACCACCATCTTCATTTTTTGAGCGCATTATAGTAGTACCATGTTCGCTGGGGTCTTGTTTAATAATCATCATTTGATTAGCATCAATCATACCGTCAATTAAATGAGGAGTTGGGGATGGTCTATAAAAACTATAAATAATTTGTATACTAAAATTTAAAATTAGAATAAATGCAAAAAGAATTAATACTAAAAATGCTACATTTGAAATCATAGAATTAGAACTTAAAAAACCATTAGTTGCACCTTGTAAACTGAAATTAGTATTAGCATAATTATCACTCATGTATATATAAATAATTATAAAATAAATTATATATAAATTAATTAAATAGTAACACTTCCTTCCTCTACATTATTTTGTAATAATGTAAATCTAACATTATATTTACTAAAGTATTGACCTATTCCATAATCACCACTATAGCCTCCTCTGTAAATATTCCATGCAGTTTCAGGGTCAATAGGTGTAGTATAATATTTAAATGAAGCTGTAAATCCTGAAAATTGTTGTGTTGCTGGTGAAGGTGTAATAACAACATTTGATTTAGCATCTACATAAGGTACACCAGGTATTAAACAGCTCTTTGCCAATTTACCATTTAAGTAAATATCAACAGATTTTTGTTCGATACTAATAACAAGAGAATTCCATGATTGAATGGGTATATTATATACAGTACATGTATGTGTTAATTTACCTGAGGTTGTTGTATCATAATAACTAATATCGATATCCATTTTATTTTCATATGTTCCTAAAGTAACTTTTAATCCATCGCCACTACCGTCTTGTCGTGTCATTAAAACCTTAGTGCTTCCATAGTTTTCATTCCAATCTTTAATATAAAACCATAAGCTATAAGCGCTATTAACCGAACTATTTTGTTCTAAGTCAGATGAGTTAATTGTAGTTTCAACAGATGCTTCTTCTAAACCTGAAGTTCCTGAAGTGTTAAATACATATTTAACAAGAATAAATAATAAAACAAGCACTATTATAACAATAAATATTGAAGTAGCTTCCATCGTATATTATAATAAAAGAAAATTTTATAAGACAGGTGTGTTTTTATCCTTAAACATATTATAAATTAATGAAATAGTGAATTTAGATAATGGTTCATTATAATAATTTACGTTACATATAGAACCTTCAATACCGTCTTGGTCACCAACTTTAATAGATTGTCGTAAATTCCATGTAGATACATCATATTTTTCGGAAACAATAAGTTCATTATTAAGATGAATATCAACTTGATTTGAATAAACATTAATAACAAAGTTGTTCCATTTTTGTAATTTATAATCTGTAGTTTCATAAACGATATCTTCATTATTTGCACGAGACTTAATTTTAATTCTTAAAGAATTAGTTTGTCCTTTATATTCAATAATAGGTTTATTTCCATAATCTAGTAGAGTTTTATATGTATCGGTATTATATTGTGGATTAATATATATCCAAGATGATAAAGCATAATCATAATCTTGTTCTCCTTCATCAATTTCGAATGTTTTTTTAGGATTAATAGTAGGATATGTACCAATAACATTACTGTTATTTAGTCTAATAGGTTCGTTAACGAGTGTTATAGATTTATGAGTAACTAAACTAATAAAAAAGTTACCAATAATTTCACCAAAAAAATATAGTAAAATAATAATAGTTTCAATAATAAGAATTATATAACTAGTTTTTGGAGTTAAATTATATTCGTTTTGAATAGTATCAATAAAATCAACAATAAGACATGGTATATAAAAAATTAAATTTTTTATAATAGATATGTAAGTATCATCAGAGTCAGATATAGTTAACCCATCGCGTTTAAAAACATCATTAAATATAGCAGCTACTAAAGCTAAACCAAATATTATAATAGAAACAATCCATAAATTTTTTAGAGTTAACCATTGATCATTATTGTAAATAGCATATAATATGTAAAAAAATAGTCCAAATAATAAAAGAAGAATAATTAATTTAATAACTTGGCTAGTTGGAGTAGGTTCATATTTAATATTTTCTTCAGGTTTACCTATTCCACCTACAGCAGCTAAAACATATAATATAGATAAGAAACAAATGAATGTAAATGCATAATATACATATTCTCCAGATATTCCTAAGAAACCAAGTTTATCAATATTACTCCATTCAGGTAAATATTTAAAAAAAATTAGAAAACAAACAATTAGATAAATTATCGAACCTAACAAAAATGTTCCTCGTTTTCCTATAGTACTATTTAAAGTGTTTATATAAATATTTATACTACGTAAAAAAGATGAAATTGGTTTATGTAATTCATTAAAACTTGACATTATATAAATATTGATAAGAATATAATTTTACTTAAAGATTTTCAATTGAAGTTTTTTCGCCATGACAATTTCTACATAATGCAACTAAATTGTCAACGTTGTTACTTCCACCTTGATCTAATCTAATTTTATGATCAACTTCAAAGTGTGCTTGTAATTGTGATTTACAATTGGCACAATGCCAATTTTGTTGAGCAGCTACCCATTTTTTTTTAGTTTCACTAACTGAACGCTTTCCTGAACCACCTGAATGCATCATTCTTTTTTCTTGAGGACTTACACCAAAGGATGATAATGCAGAAGCACCTGTTGTTAAGTTAAAAATTGGATTTAAAATAGACATAGCATCTTTATCAACAGGTGCAAATTTAACTAAATTACTTGCTTGCATGAGCATATGTTTCCCTTGATTTGGACTTTTTCGAACTAATAAGTAGAAACACAATCCTAAAAAGCAGTAAAATGTAATTTCATAGTATTTTTTATATGATTTTATAAAGAGTTTACCTTTTTCAATAAGTTTTCCTTCATAATATGTGTTAGCTACAAAAAATGAAGTAACTAATAATATAATACTTTCAATCTTCATATATTATTAGTTTATTTTATAATTTTTTTAATTTTTAAGATAAGAATTATTATTAAAATATATATTATTTTTGATAGATCGATGCCTAGTATTTTACTAAAATAACCATTGTTATTTTGTTCATCTGTACTTAAAATACATCGATTATCAAATAGTAGCCATAATGTAGGGATTATGACTAATATTCCTAATGGTATATACATTAAAGTAATATTTTTTATAAAAATAGATAATATTAATAAAATTAATAAAAACCAGTGACATATATCTAAAGCAAATCTATAATTATAAAAAATTGAAATATAAAATATTAGGTGGATAAATAAGGCGAACGCAATATAATAATAATCATAATTATTTATTTTTTTATTAATCAGGATATATATTAAAAAAATGTCAATAAAAAATGTAAAAATGTATAATATAAATCTTTCTAATTTATTTCTCATATATTATTATAATATTTTTTGTAAATCTACATAAAGATTATTAATATCAATTATTTTGTAATTGTTGAAAAGATATTTAAATAAAATTTTTTCAATATTTTGATGTATTTTTTTGATTTTATTGATATTTTTGATATTTACTAATAAAAAAGACATATAAATAGATAAAAATCCCCAAATATCTACATTTTTTATGAATGTTTTTTCAAAATATGTTCTATGGTCGAAAACTCCATTTTTCATATGTTGAATAATTGAATTCGCACAAAACGAGAAAACAACATCGCGAGGGTTTTTATTTCCAGTAAATTTTGAGAATATTTCTTCCAAATATTCAAAATGTCCTTCTCCATAAAAAGGAGATATATTATCATCAAAATACTTTTGGATAAATAATGTAAGGTTTGATACATCATTACCATTCATATTCATGTATTCAACTAAATTTTTTAAAAACATAGTATTAAGTAGAATACTAGTAAATGGATAATTAAATTGGACTGATTTATTATAGATATGATAAGGTAAATCTTTATTAATAACAGCACTTAATCCCCAGTCAATTAATTTTAATTTTTGTTCATCACCTATAAGAACATTGGTATCTTTAATATCTAAATGATAAACATTAATATTATTCATGGGTACAATACCATGTTTTAAAAAATTAATTAAATTTAAATTTAAATTAGAAAAAATATCATAATCATATGTAATATCTTGATATATAAAGCTTTCTAAAGTTTTACCTCCATATGGAAATTGTAATATTTTTAAGTTATCAATACGTTTATTAATTGTTTGTTTTGAATAATGTTTTTTGGATAGTGTTTTACATTTTTTGTTAAATTGTTTTAAATCCTTCTTTGTGAGTTTTTTTGGTGTACAATATTGAATAGAAAAAATAAAATAATGTTTCCAATTCGGTATTTTAGATACTAATTTATGTATTTTTTTGTTATTGTTATGTTCTCTTTCGGCATTTTTTTGTGTCATCAATTTACTAATTATATTTTTTGTATTAGTATTTTTAGACTTACATTTTAATGGTGGTACAAATAAACACCCATATCCACCTGAATCAATAACTTTACCTCCTTTAATATTCATAACTATATATTACGAATATAATATTATTCATTATACAGAAAAATAGTAAATGAAATTAAAGAAAAGAATAATGCTGAATATATATATTTCTTTTTAATAAGAATGTTTTCAAAATTTTTCTGTATTTTTGGTTTATAGTTATCATAATAAATTTGATATGCTTCTTTTAATGTAATTTCTGGTTTATTTAAAATGACATTAATTCTGTTATGTATGAAATGTACCCATCTAGTAAAACTATCTCTAGAATCTAAATAAGGTGTTACAGGATATTTATTTAACATATTACTAAAATGATTTGAAATTTCATCATGTGGTAAAAAAATAGGTAAATTTTGAATAAAATCATAATATTTTTTTTTTGTCACATTATTTGGTGTATTAGGATATGTTACTGCTATACTGTATAAAACAAACCAATAATGTGGTCCCCATACTTTAGAGTCAAGGTTCATACATATAAAACAATATAAATATTATCTATAATAAACATATAGGATGAGTAAAATATTATATTGTAACAATTGTGGAAAACAAGGACATATATCAAATGATTGTAAAATGCCAATAACAAGTGTCGGTATAATATTATTAAGATATGAAGATAATTTACCAAAGTTTTTGTTTGTTCGTAGAAGAGAAACATTTGGTTATAGTGATTTAGTACGAGGGAAGTATCCTATATACAATAAATCTTTTATTCAGAATTTAGTAAATGAGATGACTATAGAAGAGAAGAATGAAATAAAAAAAACATTAAAAGAAATAGAAACTGAAGGGAAAGATCCAAACGAAACAATTTTAAAAAGGTATTACACATATATTAAAAGTAATCGTGATATGGGGTATGATGATATAGATTTATCTAATATAATAGATACTAGTAATACAAAATGGAAAGAACCTGAATGGGGATTTCCAAAAGGGAGAAGAAATTATCAAGAGAAGGATTTAGATTGCGCTTTGAGAGAATTTGAAGAAGAAACTGGGTATATGCGGAATGAGATTACATTAATAGAAAATTTAATACCATTAGAAGAAATATTTACAGGGTCTAATTATAAAATATATAAACATCGTTATTATTTAGCTAAATTGAATGATGATAATAATGTAAAAGTGAATACTTTCCAAGAAAGTGAAATATCTAAAATGGAATGGTTTAATAAAACAAAAAGTTTAGAAAATATAAGGCCATATAATGTAGAAAAAAAGAATATTGTAAACATAGTTGATGATATATTGGAGTCAACGTTATTTTATTTTTCTTCGTAACAATATTTATAATATAATCAATATTAAATTATAAATATAATTATATAGTATGGAGACAATTAAAGATAAAAAGGATAAAAGAAAAAAAAATAAATTTATTTTAGACCGTGAAAAAATAGAAAAAAGCGAATTAGAAAAAGTGAAAGATAATGATTTATATCCAAATATAAATGATCCTAATTTTTCATTAAAAATTGCATCAAAAAAAGAATTTAATGATTCAAAAATTAATACAGAGATTATAACAAATATAGAGGATTTTAAACAAATGGCTGATAATATATGCTTTAAAGATTATGAAATAGCACAACACCAAAAGTTTGTAAAAAACTTTATTTCATTTCAAACACCTTATAATAGTTTGTTATTATTTCATGGTTTAGGAAGTGGTAAAACATGTAGTGCAATTGGTGTTTCTGAACAAATGAGAAAGTATATGACACAAATGAATAATAATAAAAGAATTATAGTAGTCGCTTCACCAAATGTACAGAAAAATTTTAAGTTACAATTATTTGATGAAACAAAATTAAAAGAAGTAAATGGTGTTTTTATGTTAAATAATTGTACAGGAGATAAGATATTAAAAGAGATAAACCCTACAAATACAAAGGGATTAAAACGCGAGGATATAATCAAATCTGTTAATAGTTTGATACAACAAAAATATGTATTTATGGGTTATACTCAGTTTTCTAATTATATTGAAAAAAAAATGGAAATTAGTACAAAAGTTAAAAATAGAGAACAAGTAATAATAAAAATTCTTAAGAAAACTTTTGATAACAGATTATTAATAATTGATGAGGTTCATAATATTAGATTATCTAATGATAATAAATTAAAAAAAAAAGCGAGTAATATGTTTAAGATAGCAACGCATTCAGAGAACTTTAAAATGCTGTTGTTGTCAGCAACTCCAATATACAATAACTACAAAGAAATTATTTGGTTATTGAATTTGATGAATGTAAATGATGGTAGAGGATTAGTATACAAAAATGAAATATTTGATGAAGACGGAAACTTTTTGATAGATGATGAAGGAGATGAAATTGGAAAAAAATTATTAATGCATAAAGCAACTGGATATATATCTTATGTTAGAGGTGAAAATCCATATAGTTTTCCATTTCGAATTTTTCCTATGAACTTTGATATTTCAAGCTCAACTAAAAATCCTAATTTTAATTATCCTATTAAACTACTAAATGGTAAACGCCTTACTCATAAAATAGAACATGTAGATGTATATTTAAATGAAATAGGTGAATATCAGGAGCAGTTATACAATAAAATAATTGAACCATTTAATGTTATTGATGAAGATGAATTTGAAAAAAATGATATGGATACATTTGGCTATACGAAATTAACTAATCCTATTGAAGTATTAAATATTGTATATCCACAAATTGAGGATGTTGATGATTTGGATATTAAATTATCAATTGGTACTAAGGGATTAAAAAACACTTTTGAATATAAAGAAGTTTTATCTGGTAATCCATATATAACTGACTTTGAATATAAACAATCAATACGAGAGAAATATGGACGATTTTTATCACAAGATGAAATTGGTAAGTATAGTGGAAAAATAAAAAAAATTTGTGATTGTATTAATACTAGTAAAGGTATTACATTAATTTATTCACAGTATATTGACGCTGGTGTAATACCTATGGCGTTGGCATTAGAGGAAATGGGCTATATTAGATATGGAGATACCAAAAACTTATTTAATGATGAATATAGAAATAAAAATAAAATATCTAGAATAGACGCATTAACTGGTGTTAGGGAGGAAAAAATGAAAGGTAAAAAATTCTCTCCAGCTTCATATATGATGATTACAGGTAAACCATCATTATCTGCTAATTGGCTAGATGATTTTAAGATTATAACAAAGCCTGAAAACAAAGAAGGAGAGAAAATTAAAGTTGTTATTATAACAAGAACTGGTTCTGAAGGTCTCGATTTTACTAATATTAGAGGTATACATATTATGGATCCTTGGTATAACATGAATAGAATTGAACAGATTATTGGAAGAGGTATTCGTTTTTGTAGTCACAAGAGTTTTGATGAATTTGAACATAGAAATTGTTGTATATATCTACATGGTTCAATCGGTCAAAATAAAGAAAAAGAAACAGCCGATTTATATGTTTATAGATTAGCAGAAAAAAAATCAGTAAAAATTGGAAATGTAACACGCGTATTAAAAGAAGTTGCTGTTGATTGTATATTAAATATTTCTCAAACTAATTTTTCATTTTCAAATATGGATGGATTAAAAGTCAAACAAATGTTATATGACGGAAAAGTTATTGAATTAGAAATTGGTGATAAACCATTTAGTTCTATGTGTGACTATAAAGAAAGTTGTGAATTTAAATGTAGTAATATTTTTAGTGATAAAATACGTGAATTAGACGATGTAACTGATATTAATTTATCAACATATAACGAAGAATTTATTTCAGCAAATGCTAGTTTAGTTATACAAAAAATTAAAATGATGTTTTCTCAAAAATATTTTTATAGAAAAATAGATTTGATTGCTGAAATTAAAGCAACTACTAAGTATAGTAATTCAGAAATAATTTATGCTTTAGATGAAATCATACGTGATGGTAATGAAATTTTCGTTGATAAATATCATAGATTAGGTAAACTAGTAAACATCGGTGAAATGTACATGTTTCAACCATTAGAATTAGTTAATCATCAAGTAAGTATGTTTGATAGACAAACACCTATTGATATTAAACACCCCTATATAAAAATTGTTAATGATGCGTCTCCAGATGAAAATGAAGTAATAAAAGACCAAAAAAAAGATGTTAATGGTGATGATAAAGAATCTAGTACTGAAAGTAATAAAAATAATAAAAGTATTTGCCCCATTTTTGATAAAATTGTAGCTGAATATGAAAATATTTATGATTATAATGTTAATGAAACTAAATATTCTTTTGCGATGAAAGAATTAATTGATGTGTTGGAATTTGATAGAGAAACAATAAAATTAATATTATTAACTCATTTATTAGATAATCTTTCTTTTAATGAAAAAGACAAGCTACTTGAATATATTTGTAACTTAAAGTCAATTAAAAATGAATTACAACAAATTATAAAAGATTATTTTGAAGATAGAAAGATTAGTAATAAAGTATTAACAGGATTTTTATTTTATAATGATGCTAATTATGAAATATTAATTAAAAAAACAAATAACTCTAAAATTTATTTTATTAAAGCTAAGCAAGGTGAAAAAAATAGTTTGTTAGGTTCAATAAAAGATAATTTTTTATTCAGTTCTGATGAAATTAAAAGTAATTTTGGAAATAAAATTGGATTGTTACTTAATGTTAAAAACAAATCATTACAAAAATATGAGTTGTTATTTAAAATAAAGGATATGAAACAAGAAAGAACAACTGGTGCTAGATGTGACCAATATACTAAAAATGACAAAATAAATTTATTAAATGAATTAGTTACAAACTTAGATGAAACTATTGCTAATTATACAGGTAACAATATGAAAAAAATACCCATAGATACATGTTATTTTATTGAATTTTTATTTAGATACATGGATTATAGTAAAATTGGAAATAAAAAATGGTTTTTAGATGCAGAACGATCAATATTAAATAAGTTAGAAAGGAGGATTAAACTATAATTTTAAATATTTTTATATATTATTATTTAAAATTGAAATGAATATAAATAAAATATTATACTTAATATATACTTAAATGTCAACAAAAAAGATTGAATTAAATATAATGTCAAAGGATAGTGATGATAGTACAATTCCACCACCACCACCACCTAAAGATGATGATGATTCATCTAGTGATGAAGAAGAAAATACTACAAAATTTGTACCAAAATCACCTGATACTCCTCCTCCATCACCTCATACACCAGAAACTCCTCCTCCTCCATCACCTCATACACCAGAAACTCCTCCTCCTCCATCACCTCATACACCAGAAATTCCTCCTCCATCAGACGCTGTAAACGAACAAGATAATACTGATGATGTACAACAAGAAAAACAAGACAATCAAAACATGAATAAAAATAAAAAAGGGAAAATTTCTGATACAGATGTGGGTATATTTCAACCAATAATTGGAGAAACAAATATTATACTTCCATTAAAAGCAGTTGGTAAACATATAAAGGAAAAAATTACTAAAAATATTGCTATAAAAATAGAAGGTAAATGTAACGGAGATGGATTTGTAAAAACTGGTAGTACTAAAATTGTTACATATTCAAATGGTTTGTTAGTGAATGGAGATATTAAATATAAGGTTGTTTATGAAGCTTATGTGTGTAATCCTGTTGACGGACATTTAGTTAATTGTAATGTTAACAACGTTACAAAAGCTGGTATTCGTGCTACTGTAACTGATGGCGAAGATACACCCCTTGTTATATTCATAGCTAGAGATCACCATTATAATGATACAAACTTCTTGGCAGTAAAAGAAGGGGATAATATTAAGGTTAGGATAATTGGAAGCAGATTTGAATTAAATGATACATATATTTCAATTATAGGCGAATTAGCGAAGCAGAAGATTAATGTAAAACCACGTCTAAAATATAAGAAGTAATTTAATAATTAACTTAATTATTTTTAATTATTAAATTATTAACGATTATGTTTTCTAATTCTTTTTTTTGATTTTCCTCCACTTGGATGATGTGGTTTTATTTTATTTGTTGCTTTTAATGCTATCTCATCAAAATTAAATGAGGGGTTAATTACAGGTGTTTTACCATCAGATCTTATTGTAGCAAGATCATTATTTGCTCCTAAAGGTTCTGATTTATATGCTCTATTAACCACAGGTACATAAAGCATGTTATCATTCGCATCGTTTATATTTAAATTTAATTTAGTTGGTTCAACACCGCCTTTTCTTCTTCTAGTTTTTCTAGTTTTTCTAGTTTTTCTTTTATTTTTTCCATATTTACAATATTGTTTTTGTGAAAAACCTTTTGGTTTTTTACAATTAATACTTTTTTTATATTTTCTAGACCACTTTTTTTTAGACTTTATCGCCATTTATATAATGTCAAGAATATTTTTTACATATACCATATGTTTTTCTGTGAAAAGGAGATAAACCATGTTTTTCTATACCATCTCTATGTTTTTTAGCTGCATAACCTTTATTAGTATTAATAGAGTAATTATCAATTAAATATGGATTATTTTGACATAATTCATCAATATAGTTATCTCTTTCAACTTTAGCTAAAATAGACGCAGCTGCAATAGAACAATATAAATTATCACCACCTTTAATAGTTTCATAATTAATATGGTAAAGTTCGCATTCATCAGTTACATAAGTGATAGGTTTAAAGTAGTTACCATCAATCAAAAGAAAATAATTATCTTTTTGTGATTTTTTAATAACATCTTTAATTGATTTATGCATGGTTTGCATGGTAGCTTGTAATATATTAATATCATCAATAAGTGACTCATCAGCATAATTGACAGAATAGTATAATGCATTTTCCTTAATGTAGTTATATACTTCTAATAGCTTTTTCTTTGAAGAGAATTTTTTACTATCCTTTAAAATAGAAAAATTAAAATTTTCATGTGGTAAAATAACAGCAGCAGCATATACTCTACCTAACAAAGGACCTCTACCAGCTTCATCAACACCAATTTCAAAAATATTACTATCATTATTATAAGATTTATTAAGTGTATTATCCATAATGTATTTATTCTTATCTGTTTAAATTTTTTCGCTTTATAATGTATATTATGAAATTGAGACATTTTCACATATTACTTATTTTATTATTTGTATTAGCATTATGCCCTCTTTTAGGAGGATATTGTGGTGCTGAAGGTTTAACAAATATAGAAGAACATTTAAGAAAAGAACATAACACAGGAGGTAATTATAATAGTTATAACACAGGAGGTAATAATAATGATAATAATGATAATAATGCTAATTACAGATTGGCAGAACGTATGGATAATTTAGAAAGAAGTATGAGAGAACAATCAACACAGTCACAGCAATCAACACAGTCACAGCAATCATCTCAATCTGATACAGGTTCAAAGAGAGAACAACCTACCAATATGATGTTAGATGGAAATACACAAAATACACAAAGTGCTGGAAGTACAGCATTAGATAATGTAGGGGGGAATATGCGTTCAATAGGAGCTTTAGAAAATAACAAAATACCAGAACATAATCATTTAGAAGAAAGTAAGTGTCCTGCATGCCCACCATGTGGAAGATGTCCTGAACCTTCTTTTACATGCAAGAAAGTCCCAACTTATACATCTGGAAATAATAATAATTTACCTAGACCAATACTATCTGATTTTAGTAGTTTTGGTATGTAAATTCGTGAAAATATATAAATACTAATATTATAATTTATATATTTGATGGTAGAAATGAATAAAGTTGCATTAATAACTGGCATAACAGGTCAAGATGGTTCATACTTAGCAGAATTATTATTAAGTAAAAATTATATAGTTTGGGGTGTAATAAGAAGATCATCTGATATAAATACTCACAGAATAGACCATTTATATGAAAATAAAAAGTTAATTTTGAAGTATGGTGATCTTTCTGATTCAACAAATATAACAGGGATATTGTTAGAAATAAAGTCAGCATATGAGCATCTAGATAGACTAGAAGTATACAATTTAGCGGCTATGAGTCATGTAAAAGTATCATTTGAAATGCCTGAATACACAGGAAATGTAGATGGTTTGGGAACGTTAAGAATATTAGATGCGATATTAAAAACTGGATTAAAAGATAAAACACGCTTTTATCAAGCATCAACGTCAGAATTATATGGAAAGGTACAAGAAGTACCTCAACGAGAGACTACGCCATTTTATCCAAGAAGTCCGTATGGTGTTGCAAAATTATACGCATATTGGATAGTAAAGAATTATAGAGAATCGTATGGTATGTTTGCATGTAATGGAATATTATTTAATCATGAGTCGCCAAGAAGAGGGCCTACATTTGTTACAAGAAAAATTACACGTGGATTAGATATGATATTAAGAGGAGAAAGAAATGAACTAGTACTCGGTAATTTAGACGCAAGACGAGATTGGGGGCATGCAAAGGATTATGTTGAAGGAATGTGGAGAATACTTCAAAGTGATAGAGCAGAAGACTATGTATTGTCAACAAATGAGTATCATTCTGTACGTGAATTTGTTGAAGAAGCATTTAAACTAAAGGGATATAGTATAAAGTGGAGAGGAACTGGTATAAATGAAGTAGGGTATGATGAGAACACAGGTAGAGAATTAATATTTGTATCAGAAAAGTATTTTAGACCTGCGGAAGTAGAAGAATTATTGGGTGATTCGACAAAAGCACAAACGGAACTAGGATGGGTACCCCAAGTAAGTTTTTTAGATTTAGTAAGAGATATGGTAGAAAATGATTGTAATTAAATATAGTAAATATATATAATGATACCATTTATTATAGCAACATTAGCACCGTTAGTAAATTCAATTCAACTAATTCCCCAAGTATATAAAACTTATATAACAAAAAGTGTAAACGATTTATCATTATATTCTTTATCACTCATTCTTATAACTAATTTGCTTTGGTTGTTACATGGGTATTTTATATTTGATATTTCACTAATTACAGCAGGCATATTTAGCACTACAATAAATTTAGTACTATTAATAATGTATTTTGTTTACAGAAAAAAATGATCAGATTAAATAAAAATCATAAAATTTTTATTTAATAAACTACACTACTCTACAGCCACACACTTTTTATCAATCAATATTGATTCACATTTATCACTCTGTGGTACAATTTTAATAACACCTTTACTTTTATGTTTATGTATTGGTTCAGTACACCCTAAATGACTTTTTTTAGTTCTTTTAAACTTAAATAATTGTTTTTTAGTTTTTTTGTTTTTGTTACAACGTGCTCTAAAATGTTCATATCGCTCTTTAACATCATCATATGTTAATCCAGATGTTTTATGTAACATTTTATTAATAGTTTCATGTAAATTGTAAATGTATATAGAAAATGTGTGTCTATTTTCCATACATTTCATGGTAATAGGCATAGCTTTGAAATTTTGTTTTAGATTAATACGACAATATTTACATGGTAAAATATGTTTTAATGATTTAATGAATTTCATATATTCGATTTTTTGTTTATTAGTAGGATTGACAGGATAATTAAAACTCATAGTATGTAAAAAATGCCATAATGAAGGACCCCAAACAGTTGTTAACATACCATCTCCACTATTATAGTGCTTATCGTTATAAATCTTTTTAGTCTTATTATGTATTTTTTTCTTATTTTTGTATGTTTTCATCTTAAACTATAAAGAGAATAAAAAAATATAAATTATTATAATTTAGATAATAATTTTTTTTTTACAAATTCAGGTTTTTGTGTAATATTTTTTGTAATAATACTACTATTATTATCATTAGATTGATTTGATTTATTATTAAATTTATTATTGAATTTTTTATTAATATAAATAATTTTTTCGAAGTATTTATTATCATCAATAAAATCATATTTCTTTATATCTGTTAATTTACCGTTTGACTCTCTGAATATCATGTTATAATTATATATTATTAATTATTTAATTCGTTTGACAATATATTATTTTATTGATAAATAATATAATGAATTTGATAGCCTCTTTACTTAAAGCAATAACTGATTATAAGGGGGTTGTTATTATTTTAGGAATCATAGTATTTTTTATATTGTTAACAATATGGGTGTACAGAAATCATGTCGTTCCTAAACTAAAACCATCTTTTGTAGAGAATAGAGAATTTGAACATGATGGTGATAATGAAATTAAACACAAAGAAGCAACATTAATGTATTTTTATGCTGATTGGTGTCCTCACTGTAAAGCAGCTAAACCCCATGTAGATGAAATAAAATCTATTTATGACACCACAACATCAGGTAAAAGAGTAAATGATTATGCTATAACTTTTGAATATGTTAATTGTTCTGATGATTCAAATACAGAAGTTACACAAAAAATGGATAAATATGGCGTTGAAGGATTTCCAACAATAAAACTAAAATATGACGGAAAAATTGCAGACATGGATGCGAAACCAGATAAAGAAACAATTGAACTATTTTTAAATACTATGTTAAAGTAATTATAACTTAACTTTACCACCTGATAATAGACTATATAAATACATTATAATTAAACCTATAGGAGCTGATAAGGGTTCATAATAATTTAAATACATCCAAATACAGACAAGGATCACCGAAACAATTGACTGTCTTGGTAACGCAGCATAACATCCAAGTGTTCTAAAATAGATCCAAATTGACGAAAAAATAAGTGAAATATAAATCTTTTGTTCAAATGTTAAATAATCATCTAAAAGCATTATAAAATTACGCTAGAAAATAAAATCGAAAGTATCCAATCTCCATTAAACGCATAGCTTCATCCCTTGATTTTTCTTGATTTTTTCCTGTACTTATTAGATGATTATATATAGATTTTGATCTAGATAATCTCCATAAATAACCAACAGGCATTATTATTATTAAGAAAGTAAATACTTTGTAATATATATTTTTATCGATTTTTAAATTTAGTAAGCAAATTATAATACATAACACACATAAATATAAAAATACATGAATAGCTACACTAATAAATACATCAAGTGACAATAATCTTGAATATTCACTTTTAGGATCTATAGTCTCAAAAAAAGTTTTTGTGAAAGTATTACACATTATTCCCATATAATTTATATAATTATTAAAAATTATATAAATCCATTAAATATATTAAATATATTATATAAATCCATTAAATATATTAAATATATTATATATATTATGGATAACTTAGTAAGTGACCCTTTTGGAACACACAGACCGTGTTTAGTTGATTTGGTTAAACATACAACAGGGAATATTATTGAGTTTGGATGTGGTAATTCAAGTACCGTATTAATTAGAGATTTAATAAAAAATACAGATAGAAAACTTATTTCTTTAGAATCTAATTTAGAATGGTTAAATAAATTTAAACATTTAGAAGATGAAAATCATAAATTATTTCATATTAATGCTGGAAATGTTGATAATGATGAAACTGGTAAAAAATGGATAGATTTTATAAAAAATAACACATTAATAAATAATTTAGATTTTGAAGTTTGTTTTATTGATCAATCTCCTTGGGCTGCTCGAACACATAGCCTTAATTATTTTAAAGATAAATGCCAATTCATTATAGTTCATGATGTAGATTATTTTCCACTTAATAATAAATGGGGAAAAATTATAAATGAAACTCATAACAATAGAAGTATTAAACGTGATATGGATTTTTCAGATACGGTAAAACACTATAAGGTTTTTTATCCTCCATTCAAATATTATGCTTGTCCTACAGGACCTCCTACGTTATTATGTAGTAATATTTTAACTGATAATCAATTTAATAACATGTGTGTGAATATTGACTATGAAAAATATTATAGTTAAACTCATACTATTTGTTCCATTAATTATTTAAGATAGAATGATATTCCAAAAAAAGTCTAGTATATTCTTCTCCTTTATCAAGTAATAATTTTCTATTATTTTTATCTAATAAAGAAGTCATCGAATATACATCAATTCCTTGAGTATACAAATTAATAATATGTTTAATATTATTATCATTATTATCATGTATTTTTCTTGTTAATTTTTTTATAAGAGTACTAAATATTTCGCTTATATCAGAAGTATCATCTAACTTTGTAATAAATGTAGGTTTATGTAAATTTTTAAATGCTAAAATAGTATCTGTGTTTTCAATATTACTATTTTTGATACATAAATCTAATGGGAAATTATTAGTTGTTCCGCCGTCAAGATATAACGTATTATCTATGTATGGAGGTGTAAATAAAAGAGGTAAAGCACATGTCATATGTACAGCATCAACTATTTTTAGGTCTGGATGTGTTTTGTAACTAAAATCAACAGTTTTAAATTCATTAATATCTGTTGTTATACCATGTAATTCAATATTCGTTTTCTCAAATAATTCTCGTAATGTTACATCTGTAGTAAAATTTTTTGCTAGTAATAAAGGTGATAAAGATTTTTCCCATAGTTCAGTACCAAATATCCCTTTTTTAGTTATAATATTATATATTGCTGTTGATGGTTTAATATTAAAAATTTTTTCCCATGGTCTATATATTATATAATTCATTATATCTTTAAAATCATATTTTAATGCCACACATAATGCATTAATATACCCAATTGACACTCCATATACTGTTTTAATATTATTAATATCAATATAGTTTTCTTTTAATAAATAATTGATAGATGATGTTTGAGATAATCCAACAGGACCTCCACCACTAAAAACAATATGTTCGATATTCATAAAAATAAAAAATATTTAAACATTTTTTTTCTAACTCAAATACATTAATATAATGTCATCGATTTTTGAATTAAATAAGGAAATTGAAGAAATTGGAGATAAAATAAATTTAGATGATTTATACGAAAAGAAAAAGCAGACTGATTTAAATAAACTTGAAAATTACAAAAAAATTTTAAAACGCATACATTTAAAAATAAAAAATGCATCTAGACAAAAGAATGATAATCAATTTTTATGGTTTGTAGTTCCTGAAACAATATTGGGTGTACCCAATTATGACCAAGCTGCTTGTATTGCATTTGTATTAGATAAATTAGATGATAACGGATTTTTAGTTAAATATATACATCCTAATACCATCTTTATTTCTTGGAAACACTGGGTACCTGGATATGTAAGAAATGAAATTAAGAAAAAGACTGGTGTATCTGTTGATGGTTATGGCGAAGTAGTTGGAACTATCGATGGTGAAAATATCGAAAGTAGAGATCCTAATAATATTATATTTACACCTAAAAATGATAAAAAAACAGATAAAGGCAAAGATTTTAAATCAATTAAATCATATAAGCCAACAGGATCTATATATAATAATGATTTGTTAAGTAAATTTCAAAAGTAAATAATTATAAAAATTAATTAACTATTTATAATTATTTAGTGATGTGATATTGATATTCGTCTTATGTTTCTTTCTTCTGTTTAAGATTACATCTAACCATACTAGATAGGTTATGTCTTTCAGTATTTCCGTTATCATCTTGGACTGAAATAGTAGGCTCTCCAAAACCGTTGCTGCTATTTACATATGTGACTGTATATGTGCGAAAATCCTATGTTCCTTTTTTGACATTTTTCTATATTGTTTATTTCCTGATTTTCATTTCTTGGATGTCATTTGTTATCTCTTTGGCCATATTGGTGGTACCACACATCTTCGCAGTTCTCTTTCGAATGCCACGGTATATTTACCTGATTTTAGGTGTCGGATTTGAAGAGTTCTATTATTACCAGGAATATTAGCATTACCGTCATACCCTACGACTTCATATCTATCTCCTGTTATACCTATTTTGACACAATCTCCCTTTCGATAAGAATTCCCTCCTTTTTTTTTCATACGGCGAGTTTTACTTCTTCTTGAAGTTTTAGACTTTTTTTGTCGTCTAGTGCTACTTTTTCTAGTTCTTTTACCACCAGTTTTGGAGCGTCTTAAACCTGCTCCACCACCTACGAATGATCTTCTTAAACCTGCTCCACCACCTACGAATGATCTTCTTAAACCTGCTCCCATTATGTATTATATTTAGAAAATTTTTAAATAGTATTGAGTAGTTTTTCTTGTATTTCTATTTCACGTAATTTATTTCTTTCAAGTATCTTTGAATATATAATCGATTTATAAATATTAATGCCCTTAATAAAATCAGTTTGACAATCAATATATAATTGGGTAATTATTTCCCGTGTTTTTTTAAACAACTCGTCTAATTTTGTTTCTGGAATATTTTTCTTTAATTTAACGATAGTTGATTGTGTTTTTTCATTAAAAGTAAAGTCAAACACTTCTTTTAAGATAATAACTAATAAATCATATTTAGCAAATGTTTTTGATATAGTTTGATTTAAATGATTAGCATATTTTTTAAAGACAAAGTCACTATCAGGGCCAAATTTTATTTCTGTGTCTTGGACTTGTGTAGTACATAGTGGGTCATTAGTATAATCTTCAAGCTTAATATCTGAAAAAGATTTTATTTCTTCACCAGGTGTTTCATTTTTATTAGTAAATGCTTTATACATATTAATAATAACACTTTTATATTCAGCTTCAGATTGAGGAGACATTTCAAACATTTTAGTAGTGAAATTATATTTATCTTTAAATAAATCTTCTAATTGATTAATACCATATTCTTCATTTAAATTTTTTCCATTATATGAACAAAACGCGGGTTCTTTTCCGCCTCTTTGGTTTAATTTAAAATCATTAACTTCTTTAGGAATTTGATTATCTTGTTCGGTAGGTTGTTCGGTAGGTTGTTCGATAGGTTGTTCGGTAGGTTGTTCGGTAGGTTGTTCGGTAGGTTGTTCGGTAGGTTGTTCGGTAGGTTGTTCGGTAGGTTGTTCGGTAGGTTGTTCGGTAGGTTGTTCTTTAGTTTCATCTGGAGTTTTTTGTATTGGAATTTCTAGATTTCCCATTAGTTTTTCATCAAATAATTTTTTTAATATTTCAATTCTAATATCACAAATATTTTCTAATTTATGAAATTTCATATTTAAATGTGTTGATTCATCATTAACACGGTATGTTTCTGGATTTATATTATAAAATCCAAAAATATCAATATTTTCATCTGAATTACCAGAATATGTCGGATTTAGTGTTTTTGATATAGCAGCATATATTTTGAATATTTTAATAAAATACTTTGCTAAACCAGAACATAAACGGTTTTTTCTTGTTTGTTGATTTTTTTTCAGATTATTACCATGTTTAACATAGGTAGTGTCATTAACATTAGTAAAATTAACATCAACTCCTTGTTGTTTTTGTTGTGCAAGGTATTCAAGTTGAACTGTATTTAAATTTTTATCTAAAATATCCTTTGTTAAAATTTCAATTTTACTACAATAAGAATCATCAAATAAATTCGTCATGTCTTCAAAACTAAGTGATGTAGCATAATTACCAGCTATATCATTTATTTTTTCTAATAATTCTTTTTTTCCATTATCAGATAATAATTGTCCTGTTGATTGAGAATTACCCATATATAAATACATTATAATTTTTTTATATCCGAATGACTATTAAATAATTAATTAAATAATTTAAAATAAAATTGATAAATAATATTGTTTTTAATTGTATATCACAAATGGAACGGACAAAGTCTCAAACAAAAAAGGTAAAAAATACACCACTCAAAAAAGATTTGTGGAACCAGTTTGATAATGAATTCAATAAAGATACCCATATTGAGTGTGTGTATAGAAGCGAAGGACAACGTGAAGAATGTGACGTATGTAAGTCGTCATTATGGTTTTCAGAAGAAGGGTTTTTGACATGTACGAATTCAAAATGTGGTATAATTTATAAAGATATTATTGACTATGGTGCAGAATGGAGATATTATGGTGCAGATGATAATCAAAATTCAGACCCAACAAGATGTGGAATGCCAATTAATCCTTTACTTAAAGAATCATCTTATGGGTGTAAAATTATGGGAGGTAATTCAAATTATGAAATGCGAAAAATAAAAAGATATACAGAATGGCAGTCCATGCCATATAAAGAGAAATCTCAATATGACGAATTTCAAAGAATAACCATGATGGCAACAAATGCAGGTATTAATAAATATATTATTGATGAAGCAATATCATATCATAAAAAGATTTCAGAACATAAAACCTTTAGGGGTATTAATAGAGATGGTATAATAGCAGCATCAATATATGTAGCATTTAGAATAAATAACAACCCAAGAACAGCTAAGGAAATAGCAGATATATTTCATTTAGATCATTCGGGAGCAACAAAAGGGTGTAAAAATGCTGTTAATATTCTAAACATAATTGAGGAAGATTTAGATGAGAATGAAAAGACAGTATTTGGAGATACAACACCACAATCGTTTATCGTTAGATATTCTAGTAGACTCGGTATTAATAAAGAGTTAACTAAGTTAGCTGAGTTTATAGCATATAAGATACAAAAGGATAATTTAATACCTGAAAATACACCTCATTCAATCGCAGCAGGTATTATCTATTATATATGTTGTTTGTGTGAATTAAACATTACAAAAAAAGAAATACATACTATTAGTCAAATAAGTGAAGTAACTATAAATAAGTGTTTTAAGAAATTAGAAGGATTTACAGATAATCTAATACCACTTACTGTAAAAAAGAAATATCATATAAAATAGGTGTTTTAAGTAATAATATCATATTTTTTTACATTAAAGATATTATTAATGACGATTCCCAAATATGTTTTTATTGTACCATATAGAAATAGAGAAGAACATAAACATTTTTTTTTGAGATACATGAAATATATATTAGAAGATTATCCAAGTGATGATTATGAAATTATTTTTTCACACCAGTGTGATAATAGGCCTTTTAATAGAGGAGCTGTGAAAAATATAGGATTTAAATATGCAAAATATAAATATAAGAATGATTATAAAAATATAAATTTTATATTTCATGATATAGATGTAATGCCATATAAGAAAAATTTATTGGATTATGAGACACAAGTAGGTACAATAAAACATTATTATGGATTTAAGTATGCTTTAGGTGGTATAATATCGATAAAGGGTTCTGATTTTGATTTATTAAATGGATTTCCCAATTATTGGAGTTGGTCGTTAGAAGATAATTGTTTTCAAGAAAGGGCTTTGTATAATAATATAAAAATTGATAGAAATACTTTTTATCAAATTGGTGATTTTCATATACTACATATTCATGATGGATATTACAAGGATTTATCAAAAACAAATCTAGATTTGTATCAATCAGATTCTGGTAATGAAGGTTTGGAAACAATTTACAAAACACAAATAAAAGACGAAATTATAAATGGCACAGATACTAACATTAAGCACACATTTTGTAATATTAGATACTTTGAAACACTATACTCTCATGATAGTCAAATAAAAGCACAAAAGCACGATTTAAGAAATGGAAATAAATTAGGATTACGTTCTAACGTAAGACAAATGAATACATTAATATACAACAAATAATAAATAAAATTATTTAATTATTTTATTTATTATTTAATTAATTTGTGAAGGGATATAATATTTTAATCTATTTTCTCCTCCCATATAGCCATGATAATAACAGTGATAACTAATAATTCCAAAGTTACCAGTTATTTCAAATGTTAAGTTACCAGTATAATGTTGAACATATAAAGGTAAAATTTCATTACTATTTAGAGATACATTAGTAGGTGTACTATGTTTTGTACCAGAAATAATTCTGAAATAAGTAGAAGACACAACAAATCCAAGTGGGTGTGTTGTTGGAATACCCAAAATAGTATATGTACCATTAGTTAATCCAATATAATCATTATTACTATATGGTATTTGATTAAATCTGTATACACCGACAACATCAATATTATTTGTTTGTGGTGATTGTTCAAGTAATTGTATATTTTCAGTTGGAATATTAGGGTTAACAGCAGTTCCTGTATTACTTGGTGTTTGGTCAGGTGCTACAAACATACCTGTAGTTGTAGATGATGAATATCCTATACCATATAAACTAGTATTTATATATGAATTAGCATTACTGTCTTCTATTAAATTACCTAAAGTGTCATATATGATTGGTGTAGTATTTGTCTTAGTATGATCAGCTACAGCTTCAAGTACTATACGATATGTTCTTTTAGAAATCTGTTCAACATTTGTTACTTCGTGTTGGTTTTCATCTGCGTTAACAACCAATTCAAAAACAAACTGGTCACCGTCAACAATCATTACTGGTTGGGGTAAATATGTAGCCCTTAATGAATAATCATTACTTACTACACCATTTACAGTTAGAGGTGTTCCAATCTTAAATCTTTCTCTATGTACCTTATTATCTGCCATTTGTCCTAATATATGTCTTGTAATATTTGTATTTCCTCTATTTAAGTCAGATAATGGTTGTAATGGTGTACCTGAACTTTTAAAAACAGGTAGTATATGTGTGTTATACAAATTGTGTCCTGACCTACCTAGTTCTCTCACAACATCTGATTCATTCTTAAATAGATCTACACCATGAACAGTACCAGTTAGTTTATAGGCTAGATATTTTACAAAATCATATCTAATTAGATTTTGACCAGATAAATCATTTATTGTATTATTATCTAAACCTCTTACAAAGTTGAGATTAGCATTTAATGGATTAATTATTCGTTCGTAATTTACATTATTTTCTGTAGATAAGTTTCCGTTTAGATTGATAAAATATTTCGTATCAGTAGCAAAGAAATTATCAACACTATTAGCATCAGTCTGAAATTGGAATAAATTTCGAAGTGTTGTTGTCTTAATATATATAGAAGCATCAACATCTTGTCCTGACACATCTTTGAAATCTTCTTGAAACAAATCAATATAGATAGATAATGAACTTACATCTAATGCTCTAATTGAGAAAACACCTGGTTGTAGTGGAGGTTCTGGTTCTGGTTCTGGTTCTGGTTGATTTAATGTATATAATGTAATAGCTTCATCAATACTTTCTATTGCTCCTCCATTATTAAAAAATGGTATTGATTCTACATATGCATCAATCATATCATATGTTTTTACATAACTATATGCTGTTACTTTTTCATATCTTCCAAGTATTTTTCTTCTAATATTTTGAAGATTTTTAAAGTTATTGTTCATAGTTTGTTCCTGTACTTGGATTTCTCCTTGTTTAGTACTGATTTCAACTTCCTTAGCATATTTTGGACCATCTACCAACCCAATAAGCTGATTCTCTAATGTATTTAATTGTGTTTTTAAAGTATCTAGTATACTAACACTTTCATCATAAATAGCTTTTGCTGTTGATTCACTTGTTAAACCAGCTGGTATTTGTATGTCAATTATAGCATACATACTTTTTACGTATTTTGAAATGTTGTAAGATGTACTTAACGCACCTAACGATAAAGAGCCTGCTACAAATAACATAGCATTTGTTTCATATCCTCCATCAGCGTCATTAAATGCCCAGTTATGATCAAAGTTTTTATAATTTGTATTAGGATTAGGATTCTTTAATTCATTCGCAATCTTAAAGTTACTTTGTGTATATGTTTGTACTTGTGATAATATATTTATTAATACATTTAATTTTGCGTGAGCTTTTCCTAATGCTGTATTATAATTATCAATACTTAAGTAATCTGTATAAATATCATCTGTTTGTATGGAACCATCTGCTTTAATAATATTATTTGGTATTCCAAATGCATTCTTTAGTATAGTTAAGTTATTAGAAAGTAGTGTTTCTATATCTGCTGTAGGATTATTTCCAATATCAATTAAAACCATTTCTGTTAGAATAGTAGTCAACGCATTAATATTTTGGTTTTTTACCGTAATAGATGCTTGTAAATATGGATCATTAACAGAAAACTTTTGAATTGTTTTAAAAGCCTTCTGTCTTGTGTAATTTAATACTGTATTATTCGCATCAAATGATGTATTTGTAGCAATATCTGTACCACCTATTGATTCTACAATAAAATATTCTGTATGAGGAATATTATCTGGTAATACATACATACCATTTATACTATTCGTAAATGTTTGTCCTGTGTTTTCTATAGTTTGACCTGACAAATTTTTAACTATTATTTCAGCATTTGATATATAACCGTCAAACACAAAACCAGTTATTGATTCAGGCTCAGGCTCAGGCTCAGGTTCAGACTCAGGTTCAGGTTCAGACTCAGGTTCAGGTTCAGGCTCTGGTTGAGGTTCTGGTTCTGGTTCTGGTTCTGGTTCTGGTTCTGGTTCTGGTTGAGGTTCGGGTTCTGGTTGTTTTATACCTTCTATATTTATATTAATTGACTGATCAATATGTGTATTAAAGTTTAATGATGCTATTGTTGATGATGAATCGAATAATGGGTATTTCTTAGTATATGCTACAATTTTTTCGATATTAATCAAAATTGTTAAGTTATCGGAGTTACTGTTTAGTTGTTCTTCTATTAACGATATTATACGTTTTATGTATTCTAACATAAGAGTAGCATAATATTTTGATGCACCCAATATTTGTCCTACAATTATATCTACATTTGTACTATCAATATATGAACCTGATAAATCATTATGTGTAATTAGACTATGAGTATTTATATTTGATGTTAATGTTTCAGCATATCGTGTTATACATTGTTCATATGTCGCATATCCAGTTATACTAGTAGTTATGTTTATAATTGCTGTTAATATAGCATGATGATATGCTATTTCAATTGTATTATATTTATAATTGGCTAGATAATCTGTATATATACTATTAGTACCATTATATCCATGATTAACTGTCAAACCAATATTGCGTTTTAAATTACCGTCTAATAAAGCAATTAAATCTATAATATCATTATTACTAGTTGTTTCTGTTATATTAAGTTCAATCGCCTTGGTTAATATAGTTGTTAATATATTTATATTGGTTTTTATCTCATATGGATTATTTAATCGTTGAATTACAGTCTTTAATGTTTTTGTATTAGCTATTCCTGATGCTATATCATAACCATCCGTTGCAATAGCTTTCATAAATATATGATTATCATTTAATACACCATCGGGTAAATCGAAATAACCATAATTATTTGATGTTGTTTCGCTAATAACATTTGAATATGTTAAATCAGTTAGAGCATAATATTTAATTGTAGAATTTGAAATATAGCCATCAAATATATATGATGTAAGTGCTTCAGGTTCTGGTTCTGGTTGAGGTTCTGGTTGATTTATAATGCCAATTACCGTACTCAAAATACTCTGCATAGAAATATTTTCTATATCATCTGTTGAAGCATAACTTGTTACTGGATTATTCTCAACATATGTTTTTATTTTCTCGAAAGTTCTTGCTTGTGTTTCCAAAGATGTATAACTTTCTATCTTAGCTATATATGCTTTTGCTTTTACTAACCAATCAGCATCTGGTGAATTTTCTGAATATACATTTTCAAGTGTTGTTTGAATACTTTCATTTGATAATGGATAATTTGGTGAATTATTTTCTTTATCAACATGTCCAGGGAATAGCTGTTCAGATAATTTACTTAAAATTTCATCATATGCCATAAATGGTTGACCACCATTCATACCAATATTAACAATTGATGTTACTAAAGTAATGTATTTACCTATTGGTAAATCTTCTATATATTTACTTAAATAATCATCTCTTATATTTTCCTTCTCTAATCCAATATTCCATGCCATCATATCTAATACTGTATCAAAATCAGAGAATATATTCATACTCTTATCATTTGGATTATTATCTTGAATACTTGCTATATTACCAGCATTATGATTTTCAATACGTTTTTCAGTTTCTGTTGCTGCCAAAGTTGTGAAAATATTGATATTATAATTTTCATTATCATTATGCAATTCACTTATATCAAAATTTAACTCATCTCTTGTATCTATCGTAAAAAATGTTTTAAATCTCTTTTCGCCCATCGAATTCTGTGACCCTAAATTTATACCACCAATCGTTTCAACAAAATATGTTTTATTATGTTCTATACTACTAATATCTGTTGACGATATTTTTCTAGAAGGTAATCTATAGTCACCGTATTCATTTGTAGTTGTAGTATCTGTTTCAAAATAACTGTAAACACCATCTTCATTATTACTAGTAAAATCAATTCTTTTAAATATGACTGTTGCATTTGCTATATACCCATCAAATAATAGACCTTCTAGTGGTTCTGGTTCTTTTAATTCTGGTTCAGGCTCAGGTTGTGGCTCAGGTTGTGGCTCAGGTTCAGGTTGTGGCTCAGGTTCTGGTTCTGATTCAGGTTCTGGTTCTGATTCTGGTTCTGGTTCTGGTTCTGGTTCTGATTCTGGTTCTGGTTCTGGCTGTAATAATTGTAAAATTGTAATATTATTTAAATCTTCGGTTGCACTTACAAAAGATATATTATTACTTGTAGGGTCAGTATATGATGATATTCTTTGCAAGTCAGTTAAACTACCTGTTGTTGTTTGACTTGTTCTAGATAAATCATAGCTTCCTAAAGTTCTAACTGTATTTACAATTGCATTCGCTTCTAATACATATGTAAACACAGATGTATCTACATTTGTCAATATACTACCCGTTGCTGTTTGATTAACAGCTGCTTGTATTTTACTTGTATTATTTGTACCACTTGTATAATTAAAAGTATTTTCACGAGTTGTTAATATAGAGGCTGCATCTTCTCCTATTGGGTTCATGAATGTTGATAAATTATTAATTGCAGTATCAAAAGTAACATTAGATACTGTTTGGGTAATAATATTTATAATCGATACAATATTTATATTTGCTGCTCCAAGATTTAAATCTTCGGACTCTTTTGCCAGATAATTTTTATTTATATCTGTTGATTGATCTAAACCTAATATTGTTTTTATGTTACTTTCAATATTAGGTGTTACATTTGTGAATTCAGATAAAATTTCGCTTTCGGTTAATACAATATTTTGGGGTGATACATTTTCTATATGTTTTTCAAATTCGTTTGTTGATATTGTTGATAATATATTTAAGTTGTTATTCATTTGATATGCTGTATCAAAATCAATATCACCATTCTCATTTATTGGAATTCTAATAATTTTTTTGTATGATTTATTTCCCATAGGAACACCTGTAGCTATATCGACACCACCACTAGTTTTCATTAAATATGTTTTATTTGGAATTATTTCATCTGGAAATACAAAATCACCAAAACTATTTGTACTACTAATAATATTTGTAGTAGTGTTAAATTTTTGCGTAGAGCTATTAAAATCATAAAAATATAACGTAGCTCCTGAGATATAACCATCAAATATAATACCTTTAAATGGTTCTGGTTCTGGTTCTGGTTCTGGTTGAGGTTCTGGTTCTGGTTGAGGTTCAGGTTCAGGTTCAGGTTCAGGTTCAGGTTCAGGTTCTGGTTGAGGTTCTGGTTCTGGTTCTGGTTCTGGTTGAGGTTCTGGCTCGGGTTCAGGTTCAGGTTCAGACTCAGGCTCGGGCTCAGATTCAGGTTGAGGTTCAGGCTCAGGTTGAGGTTCGGGCTCAGGTTCTGGTTCAGGTTCTGATTCAGGTTCAGGTTCTGATTCAGGTTGAGGTTCTGGCTCGGGTTCAGGTTCAGGTTCAGACTCAGGCTCGGGCTCAGATTCAGGTTCAGGTTCACCTTCAGGTTCAGGTTCACCTTCAGGTTCAGGTTCAGATTCTGGTTCGGGTTCGGGTTCATCATTTAAGTCATATAATGCTTGTGTTTTAAACGCTTGAATATGTGAAATTTGTATTGATTTTACTTGTGAAGCAGTATCACTTATTGTTCTATCTATAGAAGGAGCATTTCTAGTAGAACCTTTTTGTATTAAAGAAGTTTTTAACTTTATTATTCGAATACCATTCTCTGAATATGATTGTAATGGAACATTATATAATGCTGTTCTATTAAAGTTAAGTAATTCTATATCAAGATATGTATAAAGACCTTGGTCTGTGTTGAAGTAAATTACTATATTATCAAAATCTTCTATATCTAACTCATCATTTATACTTACTAACACATCTGTTGTTTTTATAACATCTGCTGTATTAGTAAATGTATTATCTATCATATTTTCATAACCTGATGTAATACTTTCAACAATATTTGTATTCGCTTTCCATACTTGTATCTCTTGTATTGAAACAGGAATTAGTGATGAATTTTTAATTTTAATATGTTTTATTAAAATTGTATCAGGTTCAGGTTCAGGTTCAGGCTCTGATTCAGGTTGTGGTTCAGGTTCAGGTTCAGGTTCAGGTTCGGGTTCAGGTTCGGGTTCGGGTTCGGGTTCGGGTTCAGGTTCTGGTTCAGGTTCGGGCTCTGGTTCAGGTTCTGGTTCTGGTTCGGGTTCTGGTTGTTCTAATACTAAATAGTAACTTCTGATTAATCCATCTGTTGCACTATCTACATTAGAAAATGTATTGGCTGATATTGTAACCATCGAACCATTTTCAGTAATAGCAACATTTCTTCCCGAAAATTCTCCTGGATTTTCACCATCCAGATTATCTGCAGTATGTATCCAATTCATAACAGGTTGAGAGGCTCCGTCATATAATGGTGCTGTATTAGTTGTAAAATCTTCGTAAATATTAACAGAACCACTATCAATACCAGTTATACCATCATTTTCTGCTGAACCAACAATAATAAATTTCCCATTTTTAGATAAAGCCATATGTTCAACTGAATTTACTGATAAATCAAATGAATTTTCCAATACAATTTCTGTAAAAGTAGTCCATCTTCTTAATTTAGCTGCTGTATTTGTGAAATCATCAAATTTCATTTTTGTAATATTTACTGAACCATTACTTAAATCACCACCTAATTTACTTGTACCAGCCATTACAATATCAAAATTATACTGACCCGATGTTTCAATAATACCACCTGTTATCGACACACAAATACCCATTTGGTCTTTATTCTGAGTACCTTTCATGTTAAAACCTTGTGTCTCAAAACCTGTTTCGTCAGAAAATGTGTTTCCATATGGATAACCTAAATTAATCCAATTCATATTTGTAGTATGATTTTCATCATTAGTTATTTCATAATCATTTGTTGATGTATTGTATATTAATGCATATACAGCAGTAAAACCCGATGCACTAATATTAGCTGATGATAAAGTATTATCATCAAAATAATCACTTGCTAATACACAAGGAGCACCTATACTAATTATACGTTTATCAGTTGGACTAATAGATACGGAATAACCAAATTGATCATATGCTCTTGGTCCAGCTCTTGTACCTTCAATTGTTAAATCACTTTCAATATGATTATCTGTATTACTTGTATCATTTAGACCAGTAGTTATTTTATTTGGATTATGTTTTGAACTTATATTAACCCAATTATCTCCAGATTCATCATAATCATATACCATAACTCTCCCAGAATAATTTAATGGTGTTGAATTATCAATTTCAGATATACCAACATAATTTCTATCACCTATTACAATACGTTTACCATCTGATGAAAGTGATGTACTTAAACCAAACTTTTGAGATACTGTAGCAGATTCTCCTTGTTCACCAATTAAATTTTGACCTATTTGAGAATATGTATTGTCACTTTGTAATTTATAAACTTGAACCATACCTGGAATTCCTGCTCCTCCAAGACCATAACTTCCGTGAGGTGCCCAATTAGGAGAAGATATAGCTATTATAGTTGCATCGTCATTTACAGATACTACACTACCAAAATCCATTTTAAATACACCCACAAATCCTGTGCCAGTATATGATGCTGATGTACTATAACCTTCTTTACCTGAACTATTATTGGTATTTTCTATTAATCTTGTCGTTAATTCATTCCATCCTTCATTATAATTTCGTTCATAAATATGAACTCTACCCTTTGATGCGTTTTCATTTGGAGCACCTACAACTAAATAATTACCAGAATGTGTCATCGCAATACTAGTTGCAAATTGTGAATTTGATACACCTTGAATATCTAATGTAAATTTATCCCAACCATATAATGCTTCAGGTTCTGGTTCAGGCTCTGGTGCCGGTTCAGGCTCTGGTCCTGGTTGTAAGTCATCTACAGGTACTCCTCTAAATTCATCAGCATTTAAATAATTTACACTATACCCTAAATCTTCAAGAATACCTACTGTTATTCTACTTAAAGGCATATCTCCTTGTGAATTACTATTTTCATCTTCTATTTTTGCTGTCATTAATTCTTCATCTAAACCTGGATATTCAACAGGTGTGTTAATACTTGATGGTATTATCATATTTGTGTATAGATCTTTCACTTGAAAATAACGTACTACACTTTCAGGACTTGGTGAACCAAATGGATGTTCACCTTCATCCAAATGAACAGTATTTGAACCCGCTCCAAAATTATCTTCTATTGGAATACCCAAAAAGGCATATGAAGTACCATTTATCGTATTAAAAAGCTTATTATATTCAAATACACCATGTTCACCTATATACAATAAACTTGTTGTGTCTCCATGACTATCATCATCTGTTAATTGATAATAATAAGCTCTTAAGTTATTTGTTATCCAATGAGGACCAATACCTAAAATATGTCCTAATTCATGCAATACTACCCAATATAATATTGAATCACCTGATTTTGTATAACTATACGCTAATGAATGAATTTGAGGTTTTTGAATTTCCATATTACCTGATTGGGGATAAACCTTTGCATTTAACGGATCTTGAATAATTGATGTTATTACTGCTCCAGCTAATGCTGTAGATACAGGTATATCTTTTAACAATACTGTTGTTGATATGGTTGAATTCATATTATGGTTCAAATCAGTTATTACAGACCCCCATTTATCAACAGCGTCTTTTATAATAGATATAAAGTTATTATCTATTTTTATTGTCTGACTATCATCATAAAATGATAAATTAAAAACATGATTTTGTATTGTAAATGATACTTCTCCACCATCATTTGTTGTTTCATCAACTACTACATCTATCTCTGTTATATATTCAACATCATTCTCAAGATATACTGATTTATATACATTATTTCCTACAGTAGTTGGTGTCCATTCATAAAATGTATCATTTGAATAGTAATGCTCTGTACCATTTACCACAAATAATTCATTATTATTATTATCTTTAAATGATACTTCTCCACTATTTTCACTTAAAAATAATCTATATTTAACCCCCTGTGTTAATATTATTTTACCTATATCTTCATTTGGTACTGATTGTAATTTGTGAATAGGTTTTTGTGATATATCGGTATATCTAAATGTTGGATAATTATAACCAGTAAATATATTCTGACCGTTTTTATTAATGACTAAAGGGATAAAATCACCTTTGTATCTATTATTTACTAATATTCTTTGACCGTCCAATGACATTTATATATATATTAGATACAATTTTTAATATATATATTATTTAATAATTATTTACTTTAATAATTATCATCTTAAAAATCTTCATTTATTTCAAACGCATCATCAGAAAATTTATCTGCTAAAGAATACTCACTAACACGTTTTTCAAAAAAATTTGTTTTGGATTCGACTGATATTAATTCCATAAAATCAAATGGATTTGTTGAATTATATATTTTGTTGTATCCTAATTGAACAACTAATCTATCCGCTATAAATTCTATATATTGAGACATTAATTGTGAATTCATTCCTATTAATCTACATGGTAATGCTTCTGTTATGAATATTTTTTCAATCTCTACTGCCTCTTTTACTATTTCTATTATTCTGTTTTTATTAATCTTCTTATTAAGTTTTGAATATAGTAATACTGCAAATTCTGTATGAAGGGCTTCGTCTCTTGATATTAACTCATTTGAAAATGTTAAACCCGGTAATAATCCACGTTTTTTTAACCAAAATATACTGCAAAATGCTCCACTAAAAAATATGCCTTCTACACATGCAAACGCTACTAGTCTGGTTGCAAACGAACTTCTGTTATCAGAAATCCATTTTTTCGCCCATGTTCCCTTCTTTTTTATACATTCATAATTCTCTAACGCATTAAATAATTTGTGCTTTTCTTCTCTATCTTTAATATATGTTTCTATTAACATACTATACATTTGTGAATGTATATTTTCCATAGCTATTTGAAAACCATAAAATGCTCTCGCTTCGGAATTTTGTACTTCAGACATAAAACGTAATCCTAGATTTTCTATTACTAAGCCATCACTAGCAGCGAAAAATGCAAGAATCATCGATATAAAATGTTTCTCATTATCGTCTAATTTATCCCAATCAGTCAAGTCTTTTGATAAATCTACTTCTTCAGCTCTCCAAAAACAATCTACTTGTTTTTTATACATGCTCCAAATGTCTTCATGTTGTATCGGAAACATTACAAACCTGTTATCGTCTTCAATTAAAAGTGGTTCGACTGCAGACTTTGCCATCCTAAATAATATAAGGTTGAGATTTTATATTATTTTTAAAAAATAATTCTCTTTAAGTATCCAAATATATATTATTTATTATTTGTCTCTCATCGAAAAATAAAAACAGTTGATTATATATATCACATCATGAATATTGATACTACACACCCACATATATTTCATTTAGATCCAAGCCATCAAAGAGAGAAGAGAGAACCACATGATAGTCTTGTCTATATTAACAATCCTATTATGCCTGAAATTGAAGAGTTTGCACAAAGAGATAAGAAAATATTACAATTAAGAGATTTACTTCAGAATAACAAGAAAGAACTTGAACTTTATCGTTCCAAAATTGAATCCGAAACAAAAAACAATTTATATTTAAAGGATGTACTTAAAAATTACCATTCATATAAAAGTTATATTATCAATATGAAGAATAAACAAAAAAAAGCTATGGAAAACATATCCACACATTTAGAAAAAATTTCAAAGGAGAATAATTTAGGTGCAGAAAATTTAGAAAGAGTTAAATTAGAACAAAATCAAATACTTGACGAATTAGATAAAATACAAAAAGAGTTACAAGATCTTACATTAAAACCTGAAAAATAATAATAATATTGAATTATATATATATATATATGGAAAGAGTTCAAACAAAAATGAAAGAATTAGAAGATAATTTATCAACATATAATGGAACAATGGACACATTTTATACGCGAGCGTTAAATAAAATTGAAACTATAAAAGGGTTCATAACTAGAATTAGGTCTGATATAGCGCAATATCAAAGAATTCAAAAAGAATATAGTGACTCTCAAGTACGTGTGGCAACTTTGCAAAATCAAATTGAAGAATTAGGTACACAGATACAACGACTTCAACAGGCAAATGATGACTTGAGACAGGGTCAAAATGCTAATGAACAATTAAGAAACCAGTTAGCACAATTACAAGAAGATTATCAATCTTTAATAAAAGAAAAAGCCGACTTACAACGAGATTTAGGTATTGCTAACAGAGGTAATGAAAATAAAGATACAGTAATTCAAGATTATCGTAGACAGATAGAAGCCAAAGATCATGAAATAGCAAAAAAGCAAAATGAATTAGAGGCGAATGCAAGCAATCTTGAAAATATGCGTGGACAATTGGAACGTGCTCGAATAGAGCTTGATGAAGAACGAGGAAGAGAAAGTGGTTTAGAGGAACAAATGAATGCATATGGTGATAGAATAGAACGATTAAATAATATTTTAATAGAATTATCGAGCGATCATAGAACTGAAGAAGTACAGGAAGGTTTAGATTATATTATTGGACAATTAACAGAACTTACAAATAATTCGGGAAGTGATGGCCCAGGAGGTCAAGGAGGTCCAGATAATTCAATTAGATCATCATCTAGTGCACCTGGATCTCAACCTGATTCTGAACCTGGAACTCAACCTGATTCTGAACCTGAACCTCAACCAGAACCTGAACCTGAATCTGGTCCTGGTGTTGGTCCTGATTCAGGTTCAAGACCGGGAACAGCTGATAGTCAATTCGAACAATTAAATCTTAAACGTTTAGGTGATAATATTGGTACTGGTAGTAGTGAAGAAGGTACTAAGAAATCGGCTCAAAATGAACAAAAACATACATCAGTACAACAACCAGATACAACAAGACATCCAAGACATCCAAGACAATTACAACCAATAAATCCTGTAAAAGGATATGATATGAATAACAAAGAAATTATTATACCCTTTTCTCCTGATGTTAATCAGACTGATAGAAATGCAAGAAAAAAGGCAATTGAAAAAATTGTAAATGATGTATTTAGAGATATGAGAATAACAAAAGATCAAATGATCACAAGTAATAACAAAGTAGATTATCCACATACAATTAGAATGAAAGCCGACATAAACATTTCAACCGAAAGAAAAATTGAAATGAGAAAAAAAGTCCGTGAAAATTTAATGAATTGGCAGAATGAATATACTAACAGTCAAAATAAAAAACAACCATTTAAAGATTTTTATTTACAACCCACAGAATATGATATTGAAACAGGAAATCATGACCCATTTGAGGTTGAATTTCCTTTTTTTGACAGTACACAATATAAAATACCTATGACACGAGGAGGTAAATCCAAAGGAAAAAAGACAAGAAGAAAACAAGAAGGAAAGTCAAAAAATAAAACAATTCGATATAAACGTCGTAAAAACAGAAAACAATCTAAGAAATAATAAATATTATGAATAAATAATTTTATTTAATATTTATTTTTTTACAGTCTTAATATATATATAATGAAATTTAACGACTTATTAGTTAATCAAAAATTTTTATACGTTGTATTTTTCTTGGCAATTACCAACGTTTTAGGGTACTTACTAATGGGTGACGACCAAGCATTAACTCAGTTTATATTAATAGCAATAATCACATATTTTTTTAATAAGAATATGGCTGTTGTAATGTTGGTATCATTATTAATGACAAACTTTTTAAAGGTAACGACAATAAAAGTAAATAGAGAGGGTATGAAAAATAAAAAGAAGAAGGTAGAAGATGATGAAGATGAAGAGGATGAAGGAGAGATGGATATGGGTGACATGATGGATTCACTACAAGATAAATTAGATGATGCAGCGGATACAATACCAACAACTTCTAAAAGTACACCAGCATTAGATGAACCTAGACGTAAAAGTAAAAACTCAAGAGCTATGGAAAAGGATGAATTTGAAAAATCAGCTTCAACAAATAAAAAAAATAAATCAAAGAAAGAGAAATTTCAAAATGCTGGAAAAAAAGGTGGTAATAACTATGTAGACCAAGCAGCAACACTTGAGGCAGCATATGATAATTTAGATGGAATATTGGGTAAAGATGGAATATCTAGTTTAACAAAAGAAACTGAATTTCTTGTAAAACAACAGAAGAATTTAGCAAAGACGATGGAGTCGATGGCCCCACTAGTAAAGAATGCAAAAGAAATGTTGGCAGGTTTCAATTTGGATAGTTTAAAAGGTGTAGCTGGTGTTCAAGGACTTATGAAATAAATAATATAATATCATTTAAATATATACATGGCAAGAAAAAATTCATATGATTTATTATGTTCTAGTAATATATCATTATTATTAGTATTATTAATAATAATAGGAATTATATATATTATATTTAATCATAGCCACTATCAAAATAATGAAACTATTCCTAATCATGTTCATAGTCCCCTTACCTTTTTAAGACCTAATTATGGGTATACAAATTTACCAAATGATGTGTTATTAGATCCGTATTCAGCACCATTAAGAGATAATAGATATATGGTACCAACTCATGATTTACGAGGAATGCCTGTGGCAACACATATGCCAGGTGTTGGTGTCCCAATTAATGTTCCTACACGGGCATTAGATGCGGAATATCGTCAGGTTGGAATATTATCAAGGAAAAGTGGAATTGGAGAAACGATTTTACCTTTAATGGGTAGACCATTATACACAAGTAGAGATAAATGGCAGTTTTATACAATAAATGATAACAATAACCAAGTGAAATTACCGATGAGTCATAATGGACGAAGTTGTACAAGTGAAAATGGGTGTGATAACTTGTATTCAGGTGATGTAGTAGATGTAGAAGGATATAATGAAAAATTCAAAGTAACTTCATACGATAATGCTGTTATGAGATACATTCCATTTATATAATTTATTAAAATTTATTAAATTTAATAAATTATTGAGATTATTAACGAGTATTTAATTATTATTGAATTCTTTATCGTTATTTAATTTTTTTGCTAAATTTTCTATTGTATTCCAGCCAGATGTGTAATTCTTATCAACATTAGTACTGACAATAAAATCCTTTCCGTCCTTTCCTTTTAAAAGTTTTGCAGTAACTGTGCTATCGTATGGCTTTAACGTATATTTTATAGATTTCTCTCCTTGATCTTCATATATGCTTTCTCCAGAGATAGTAGAATCTACAGTTTGTGGCACATTCGTTTGTTGCACATTCGTTTGTTGCACATTCGTTTGTTGCACATTCGTTTGTGAATCAGGTTGTGGAAACCTAGCATTCTGAATTACTTCGGGTACTTTCGGCTCCCCCACTTCTTTTAATGCATTTGCAATAGTTTCTTTGTCATGTTCTATCATACTTTCAACAAGCTTTTTCTTATCTTGTGCCTTCAATCTATTATTTCTATCTTTTGTAATTACTTCAAATATTTTTTTCTTTGTATCATAATCTAATCTTGTAAAGTTTACTTTATTTGTATTTATATAATCGTTAGTGAGATATACAATATCCATGTCTTTGTTAACAGGAATAGGTCGGTAACTATCTGTATAATGATCATAATATGTATCAGAAAGAGTAGTTTGTGTTTTAAGAAGTTTTTCTATATTTTCACTTTCTTTGGCTATTTCTTTTGATTTTGCTTCTTCTTCTTTTGCCTTTTCTTCCTTTTGTTTTATTGCTGCATCAACACGTGCATCCTCCTCTTCTAAAGTTCCTATCCCAAATCGTGATTTTTTATACCAGTTATCACCGCGTTTTAATAATTCTTGTTCCCTTATTTGTAAATTTTTCAATCTTTCTTCCATAATTATTCTCCTTTCTTCATCTATTTTTTTTCTTTTTTCTTCTTTTTCTTCTTCTATCTTTTTTCTTTTTTCTTCCTTTTCATCTTTTAATCTTGTTTGTTCCGTATCTATGATTTTACTAATATTAGTCAAAGAATTTTCTATTTGGCTTCCACACACATTCCGATTAGTAGTCATTTCAAAAATACCTAGATCTGTTATACTTTTTTTGAATGTTATTAATATATCTTCTTTAAATATTTTCATATTTTGAATTACAGTTTTGTCATATAAATCAATTAAAAAGTTAATATCATCTAAATATTCACTAAAAGATATATCGTCAAATGCAAAATTTAAAATACTTGAACCCTGCTTATTTATATTTAATTCAGCAGCCTCCTTAGCTCTTAACATATCAACAGATAATTCAAAAATATTGATTTCACCACGAATTCTTTTTCTCCACGATTTAATTAACTTACGATAACTTTCACCTAATATAGATTTTATTAAATTTCTTCCACCATTTTGATCTTCCAGACTATCCTTACTATACACACTACGATCATCATTAAACTTAACGCTACTATTGCTGCTACCTAATTCAAAATAATCTCTATCACTAGATCGATCACTAGGTTGATAACTACTATCACTTTCACTTGAATCACTTATACTAGGTTCCTGATATCGGGTTGTGGGTCGAAAGGTGGGTCTTGGTTGAGTTTTGTTTTGTTTTTCATTTAATTCGTCAACTATATATCTAGTATAAGAAACAACACTATTTCTTAATTGTTCCTTGCTATTTGTTAAATAGATTACTTTAAATTTAAATATATTTTTTTGTATAAATTCTAAAAAGCCTAGTGTTTTACTAATATATGTTATTCTTTGGGTTGAAAGCTTATTTTTTGGACTTTGAAGAATTAATTTCAAATTTGTGTAAACAATATTCAACGTAAAAAATGCATGTGATAATTTTATAACATTTATTCTTAATTTAGAAAACATTTCTAAAATATCACTAATCTTATCTTCTTCATAATCAATTCTTTTAATATAATATCCCGTTTTCATTTTTTGATTATGAAAATGTTCAAATATTATAACCAAAGATTCGTACATCTCTGCTATTTCTTTACATACCTTTTCATCATTATATAAGTTCACATCAAAATTTGTATAAATCTCATCCTTTCCTAGTTTTTTCTCGCCTGGCGATAAGTATTTTTCAAGTTCTTGTATTGTTTGTGGTTTTTCTTCTCCTTTATATCTAATCATACTAAGAATTTTATAAAAGGTACCGGGAATATTAATCCAAGTCTCACCAGAATTAGCAATTTGTTTAGTATCTTGATTTTGTTTATTTACTTCTTCGATGTGTTTACTTAACTTACTATTTCCCCCTTTTTTATCAAATATTTTATAGTATTCATTTTTCAAATTTATTAGATCATCTTTTAATTTAGTATAATCAGTACCTTCATAATTTTTTATATGTTTATTTATTCCCAACATATTATCGTAAAATAATAATATTTCATTATAATTTGAATTATTAATCATTTTATCTACAGAAAATCCAATTTCATCCGATATTTCGAATGGATTATAATCATTATTTTGGTTTGGTATAATATTATTTAATACAACGTTACTGTATATTCTTGCTTCTGTATCTGGTATTTTATTATTTCTAAGATTTTTATACCATTCAAATATACCACCACCTTTTTGAATATTACTAATTTTGTTATTATATATACGTAATTGAAACTTTTTTTCAAGTAATTTCTTTATAAGTTTTATAGATTTATTTTCTGTATCTGCATTATACTTATCAAATTGTGTAAACAAGTCACTATTATTAATTAAATAATCAATAAAATCTATAGCATCAACAATTGTTAATACTACACTATCAAAATAGTTTTTCGTTTTTTCATATTTGTGATAAAATACTGTTGGAAGATTGTATTCAAATATAAACATTAATAAATGATAATGAATGAGTTCAGAATACATTTTTATCTGATTATTTGAAATATTTTCATTCATTAACTCTTTAATTGGCTTTATAATTAGTTCTTCAGCTAATTCTCTTAATGTAACAACATTAGTTGTCTTGTTAACCAAATTATTGAATAATGTTTTTGGAGTAGTATTAAAAGCAGGTTCACCATTAAATAATGTTTGCTTATATCCAATACTTTCTGTATCGTACAATACATGTAGCTTGAATAATAAGTTTATATTATCAATTTCACTTCTATTTTTTTGTATTTCTTGAAATATATCTTCTAACATAGACATTCTAGAATCATAACATAAATTATTAGTTTGTTTATCGTCTGATACATATGTTACAATTGTATTAATTTCATTAGTTAATAGTATAGATTTTGCTTCTTCAGTAATATAAATATGTCTATCTAAAAATGCATTTATAGTTATTAATTCATTTAACCTATTATAACATGCATCTCTTTGTTTTAAGATATCTATCAATTCAAAATTACTCTTTTTTTTTGAATCTTCACTACTTTGTATGAAATACTTATTTACATCATCTGGTAATAAGTTAATATCACCATAATAGTATAATGGTTGTATAAATTCACCCATATTCTTAAATTTACCATGTGATTTATACGGTTTGAAAAAATCCAAAGTCATTAAATTTCCTTGTCCACCGTAACGAGGTTTTTCTTCAATTATGTTTTTGTATTTTTTAACTTCTTCATTAAAAATACCAGGTGGATATAAATTATTTTTTTGATTAATAAATGGGGAGTAAGCTAATGAAAATTGTATACCAGATATAAAATTTTTCATATACATATTTTTTTTAATAAATTGATCAATAGTTAATTCAAAAAATTCATCAAATGTATATTTGCTTAAAGATATTTTTTCTTCTTCTGTTTCATCTTCACCACCATGTTGTTGTTTTTTATTTTTTTCTTCTTCTGCCATATCATCTGTTAATAATCCCATAAATCGTGTTCTACTTGGTGCAGCATATGTTTGAGTCATGATTTTTCTAGTAACTTCTATCAAATTATTACGTAGTTTTGCATCTATTAATTTATCATATTTATTATCATATTCTCTAATTTTGTCTTCTAACGATTTAATTTGATAATTTTCTATTTGTAATTCTTTATAATCTTTGAGTCGTTTTTCTTGAGTTTGTCTTTCTTCTATGTCTCTTTTTCTTACTACATTTTGAAAAATTTGTTCATCAGTCATTCCTTTTATTTTTTTATCATTTCCTTTTTTTCTACGAATTTCATTAACAATTTTTTGATTTCCTTCAAGATATCGTTCTTTAGGATTTAATAAAGAATTATTAACATTATCTAGAGCATTCATAGTTACTAATACAATACTTTGGTTATCATCTTTATTAAATATTGGGTCTTGAGAATAAGTATTTCTAACAGATAAATTATAGACTTCTCTTAATATTTCTTCAGTAAAATCTTTTGCTGTAACCATATACCAATCATCATTAATATCTTTAAAGTATTTACCAGGTATACCATCTTCATCACTACTCAAAACAACAAAATTATTATCCGAAACATAATAACCAAATCTAATAATACCTCTGTCTATTTTTTCTACATTTGACATCCTATCTATTAATTCTTTAACACTTTTTCTATAATTCGCATGTTGTTTTAATCTTCTTTCTGGAAAAGCGGAATATAATATTTTGTTTTCTAGTTCTACAGTACTGTTATTTATTCTAGACACATATTCACCTTCAAACTTTTCCAAATCTGAAGATATCTTATTAATTTTTTCATCATCTTTTAAATCAATACTAGAAAATATATCAAGAAGATTGATTTGGTTAAGCGGATTTGTTTCATCTTCAATTTTTACTTTATGTAGATTTTTTAATTTATTATGAAATTCCTCTTCCATTTGTTTCTTATCATCCATAATATATTTTATTAATTCGTTATCCTGATATTCTAAGGAATTACCATAAATTTCATTATAAACAAACCAAATATATATATAATTGTATTTTCTTGTTAGTATTTTTTTGGCTTCTTCTTTAGTTAATGTATTATTCAAATCTAGGATAGTTTTAATTATACTTTCATAATTTGTTATAACTGTATCCATTCTTTGTATTAATAAATCTGACATATTAATTATATCGTCATACTTTTTTTTTTCATTATCTGTAAGTTGAGGTTCGTTATTTTTTGTAGTAAAAAAAGTCTTAATATCATTAATTTTAGTTATTAATATATTTATAGAAGTTTCAATATTATTTGAACTTTCTATATCAAAATAGAAAAGAAAACCAATAATAATATTATAATCGTATATTTGTTTATCAATTGAATGCTTAGTTAAAACTGCATCATGGTTAGAACCATAAACAAATATATCTTCATCTATTATAGTAAAATTATTATCATTTAATATACTATTGTTAAGAGTAATTAATTTTGTTGAAATTAATAATTTATATGAATATAATATCTTACGATAATAATGATAAAATTCATGTTCTTCTTTTCTTTGTATAATATCGAATATTTCATTTAAATTTATTTGTTGTAAAGAAGGATTTTTTTTCAATACTAACAAAGGATTTTTTAAATATTTATTAATATTATCTATAAGTATGTACTTATCCATATAATCTTCTGTAACATGATATTTTCTATTATTATCATATAAATACATATCAACTAGTTTATCAATTACATTTTGATCTTTAACACTTATATCTTCGGAATTGTTATCATTATTTTCAATAAACTTCATTAACTTATTAAATGTATTTTTATCAATATCATCATGATAATTATCATTAATTAATGAAACAAAACTCATATTATTTATAATTCTTGGTAACAATCCATCACAATTAAAAAATGTAATATCAATATTTTGAAAAGATTTGGATATATTTTCTTCTTGTACTTGAAGAGTATTAATAGATGTGTTATTAAATAATTGATTAAGTTCTTGTGTTATATGATCAACATCATTAACAGAATCATAACTCATAATATCATGAAAATCACTATCGTCTTTATCGATTACGATTGTATTATCACCACCTATAAATTTATCAAAGATATAATCCATCAATACAATATCATTAAATACATTTTCAAATCTCAGAATAAGATTTATATAAACATTCTGAATATATCCATTTGTTGGAAATACTAGTTTAATTAATTTATCAAAAAATGGAGAAAGGACAATTTGTTCTTTACTATAAGCAAATCTATTATAAATTTGTTGTTGCATATTACCATATTTAGTAACTTTGTTACGTTTAAAATTATTCTTAAAATCATTAAAAGATGACATAAATTCAACAGTATCTATATTTCTTATAGTATTAGTAGATTCCAATTGTACATTATTATCAACATTAATTGGTGAATAATACGTTACTGTACCAGTATGTAATTTTTTTTTCTTATCTAACTCTATATCATCATAAGTATGAAAGTAATCTTTACCACTTCGAATTATAAATGAACGTTGTATATTATTTCTATCATCTATATTAATTGATTCCATATTAAAAACAGTAAAAAAACTATTAATATCACCTTCAATACTATCACCTGAACCACATAATGGTATAATAATGTTTGTAATAATTTCATCACACATAATTTCCTTTTCTATTTCGTGATGATATTTAAAACCCTTGTTTTTTAAATCATCTGTAATATTAGCATCTTGTCTAAGTATTTTTAACGCATCGATAACGATTTTTAAAAAGTATAATATTATTTTCTTATAATTATTTCTTTGTACAACAATAATTTTTCGATAATCTTCCAATAATTTCATAAACTTATTAAAAAGTTGTAGTTGGGTTAACTGTGCATTTGTTTTCAGATTTATTGCACTAAGATTAAGACTAGAATATATATACTTATACAACAAAGTATCTAAATTATACATGCTTGAATTTTCAGATAATAAATTCAACTTATCATATTTTAATTTGTATTTTTCAACTATACTAGTATCTAAATTTTCAACTTTACTAGAATCTAAGTTTTCATTATTTGGTTGTGTATATTCTAAAAATTTTTTGTATCTCTTTTTAATATAATTCCATTTTGTTTGTAAAAAAGAATTGAGTAATGATAGTTCAAGTATTATGTCTTTAATAATTTGAGATACATATAAATCAAATTTAAAAATAATATCAGGATTATAAATCTTTTCTATTAATTTAGTATTATATTGTTTTATTTTTATAATTTTATTGGTACTTATAAAATAAGAAAAAACGTATTCATCATCGTTAAAAAGTTCATGATAATCATTAATTAAGTTATTAAATAAATCTAAATAATCGTTTATAATATGATTATAACTTATTATATTTTCTTTATATAAAATATCCCGACATATATTAATTAAATTTTTTATAGGATTACGTAATCTATCAAATATATCTTCATTTGTATTGTTATCAATATTTAAGACAAATCTAAAGAAATATTTCAGAGTTTCAGTATGCTCATTATTATTTATTAATAAATCGCGATTAAATGATTGCAACAAATTTTTTCGTATAATTTTGATACTTTTGGTGTGTGCATTATAATATTCCATATATCCTCCTAGAACCTTTTGTAAATTTTCTAATTGTTCATCACTAATACCTCCCCCATGTTGTTGTATTAGTATAGGATCTACACCTTGAGAAGCAATATTATAATCTGTATCAATATTATAATCTAATGGTGCAAAACGTTTTGATGTAGATTGGTCTCTTTTACGTTTCATAGCGTTATGAACTTCATTAAGATGTGTAATTGTTTCTTGTGTTAATGGTAATGTAGTATCTTGTCTGTCTGGATAATCTTGATAGTCTGGATAATATGGATCATTTTGACGGGTTCCATCTTGAGGCATGTCTCTTTCAATAATTTCTTCCAAATTTTCTGTATCTTTTTTAACTGTAGTTAAATCTTCTAAAAATTTTTTGTTTGATTCTTTGATTTCCTGTTCTCTTTCTTTTAATTCAATATTTTTTTTGTCAGTTTTGTTATTTTCATCATTTTTTAATTCATTTATACTATTAACAGCATTTTGAATATTTTTAATAACATCTTTTTCAAAATCATTAGTTTTTTTTGATAATTCTTGAACATATTTATCGAAATTCTTATTTAATTCGAAAATATGTTTATCATGTTCTACCCTATACGTTTCAAGTGATTTAGTAACATATATATAATTATTATTATAGTAGTAGTTACCCATATTATTTTGTTTATCTACATCACTTTGGTTCTCAGTATTATATTTATTAAATTGACTTAAAATATAATTTTTCACAAAAAGTTTATGTGCTTTTGGTTTTAAATAGTTACTTAAAGACGGTGAAAGATTGGAAAACAAGTTTAAAAAATTGTTTCCACCATATTTTTTTAATGTGGTACGTCTAAGATTAGTATTAATAATATTTTTAGAACTTTTTTTTATTTTTCTAATATTTTTTGTTTTTCGTTTATGTTTTTTTGTCTGATTCTGATTAGAATATAGTTTTTTTATTTTTCCTTTTGATAATTTCATGGTATATAATAAGTTTAGATTTTTTGTAATTATACTAAATATAATATATTAGTAATCTATATATGAGTAGTAGTGAAATATATATTGATTGTCACCCAGTAGGAAATGATGATGAGAAAATATTAATAAAAAAGAAAAAGGTAACATATGTAGGAGGTGTAAATAATAGTGACGAGGTAAGAGCAATTGTAGCATCTATAATAGCTTTCGGTGTATTATCAGTATCCGTATATTTAGGTAAAAAATATTTTTTCACAAAGAATGATTAATTAATATAATAAATTATATAAATTATATTAATTTAAACAGATGTAGCATTATGAAGGTGGTCTAACACAGGTTCATAATTAGCATCCGATATATGACCAGATACCATAGGTAACATATTAGTAACCATTTCTTCTTCTAATGTACTATGTTTAATATTTTCATTAAATGAATTCATCAAACTATCCTTCTTGTCTTGTGTTGGAACATAGTTCATTAATCCATATACACCAGAAGATTTTCTAATAAGTTCATAAGCGACAACTAACCCAATAACAGCTAAAATATTATTTTTAGAATAGAATAAAGAAAGAGCAGAACCAATTACTACAACATTACCAAGTGTTGTATCAACCAAAGATGCAACAACCTTTGGTACTTTTACATCAAATAATAAAAATATGATAAAAAGAAAAATCAAAACTAAATGACTTTTTTGTGCTTTAGTAAATGTTTTTTTAATCTCGTCCAACATTACTTATATTGTATTATAAGAAGAAATTATTATTAAAATTGAAAATAAAATAATAATAATAGATATATTATAAAAATGAGTGAAACAAATTATCTAGGTAAAAAAGGTTATACTTTATTTAAAAATAAAATAAATAAAATAGATGAGAGTAAAATATTAAAGGATTTAATAGTAAAACCAGTTATTCCTAAATCGATAATACCGGCGAGCAAGTTTCCAGTATATAGAGAAAGTACGAAAAAGTATTATTTACCAAGATTTTATGGAATACAAAATTTCGGAGTTCCTAAAAGGATTGAAATAGAGAGAGGAGAGAATATAAATATAGAATTTAATGGAAGACTACGTGATTATCAGTATAATATAGTAGATAAGTATATTAATTACGTAAAAGATATAGGTGGTGGTTTATTAGAAATAGATACTGGTTTGGGAAAAACAGTAATAGCACTAAACATAATAACGCGAATAAATGTAAAAGCATTAATCATAGTACACAAAGAGTTTCTAATGAATCAGTGGATAGAACGTATAGAACAATTTATTCCAAAAGCACGTGTAGGTAAGATTCAAGGGTCAACAATTGACATAGAAAATAAAGATATAGTAATAGGTATGTTACAATCAATATCTATGAAAGATTATGATAGTAATATATTTGATAGTTTTGGTATAACAGTAATAGATGAAGTTCATCATATGGGGGCGGAAGTGTTTAGTCAAGCTCTTTATAAAATAGTAACCAGATATATGTTAGGTTTATCAGCTACTATGGATAGAAAAGATGGATTAACTTCTGTGTTTAAAATGTTTATAGGAAATATTATTCATACAGAAAAAAGAAAACAAGAGAGTAATAATGTATTGGTTCGAAGAATAGACTATAAAGTGAATGATGAAGAATTTAGTGAAATAAAATATAATTTTAGAGGAGATGTTTGTTATAGTAGTATGATAAATAAGTTATGTAATTACAATAGACGTAGTGAATTTATAATAAATTTATTGAAGTCGTTATTCAAGGAAAATCCTAATCAGCAGATATTAATTTTAGGTCACAATAAAAACTTATTAAAATATTTATACGATGCAATAATGTATAATAAAATAGAAACGGTTGGTTATTATTTGGGTGGCATGAAACAAGAACAATTAAAATTAAGTGAAGAAAAGAAAATAATTATAGCGACTTATCAAATGGCATCAGAAGGGCTTGATATAAAATCTCTAACTACGTTACTAATGGTTACACCAAAATCAGATGTAGTACAGTGTGTTGGAAGAATTTTACGAAGTAAACACGAAAATCCCATGGTAATAGATATAGTAGATCAACATGAGATATTTAAACGACAATATTATAAAAGAAAAAAGTTTTATAGTGAACAAAAATATATAATAGAAAATACATCGAATATTAAATTAGAACAAAATAATTTTATATTTAATAAAACAATAAATGTAGTAGATAAAGAGGAAGGAGAAACTCAAACAATATTTAAAAGATGCATGGTAGATTTGGGATAAAATATCTACATATTATATAATGGTAACATTCTTAGGATTTAAGTTGTCTGAATTGAAGTGTGCTGTATATTCATCATTATTAGCCATATTTATAACATATATTATATCTAGCATTTTAGGATCTTATGCTACAAAAAAAGAGAAGAATCCAAATGATAAACCAGATAAGTTATCTTTTAAAAGTCAAATAATTCATACTTTGGTATCTTTTTCAAAAATTCCATTAGCAAATTCTATAATTATTTTTATAATATCAGTAGTTGCTGTATTAATAAGTAATAAACTTGGCATCTGTTAATAATATATCTAATTATTGAATACATATATTATTTAATGAACATAATTATCTGCTTGGCATGAATTATAACTCTTAATTGGTGCTGGGTTAGCTAATGCTAATCCACCTTTTAGTCCATCGGAATCAATACCATAACCAAACTGAACAGGGCCATTACCTCCTCTCATTTTTCTAGATTTTCTAGCTTTTCTCGATTGTCTTCTTTTACCACCTGCTTGTCCATGTAAATTACTTAAATCACCATTAACAATTTCATTATTGGTTTCTATTAAATCAGTAGTTGGGTTCATATTACTTTGAGACAGAGTTCCTACACCACCTTTTGGGCCCATTCTAATACTGTCATCATGAACAGTCGTATATGATCCACCTTTTAATTTACGACTTCTTCTTCTTCTTCGCTTTATAGACTTTTTCATAGATTTTTTTCTAAAACTCTTTGTTTTTTTCATGTTTCTTCTTTTCTTCATAGATTTTTTTCTAAATGTTTTACGTCTTCTTCCGCCTTTTAAACCACATGAGGAAACATTTGAAGAAGTAAAACCTCCTGAATAGTGAGAATTATCAGTATTTGCTAACTTTGTCATATATATATTATAAATATTTTAACGAAACCCAAAATTATGATTTTTGAATTAAAGCTTGATGTATATCCCTTCTAGTTGCAATTTTTCTATCCTTAGTCATTTTAATTGGCACCCATTTCTTGAATCTATAATTATACTCACAAATAATATTTGCTACTTTATTCATATCTACATATTTATCTTCATTTATATTTTGAAAGTCCTCATCATCATCACTCTCTTCTAAATAATCTAGATTTTGGTTTTCTTTAATGTTTCTAAAAATATTATTCATATACACACTTGTTTTATAATCAGAAATAAATGCTATATCATAAAACTCATTTCTAGAGTTTGAATAACAATATAATTCATATATATCACTTTTTACTTTAGGTTTTACAGCAAAAATAAGCCTTGGAGATTTACTGTTGTTATTATTATATAAGGTGTTAATTACATGATTATTTCTATTAAATCTATATTGAATATGATAAACTTGATATGGTAAATATTTTATTTCTTCCATAATGGTTTCCTTATTATTTGAAATAATAGGAAGGGTTACAACAACTTCATTTTTAGTATAAACATTTTGATTAAGTTCTTGTTCAAAAATAATTTGTAGTGTAGTTAATTTCCGTTTAAAATTATGGTCATAAATATTGTAACCTTTATAATAAATTATATCTTCACAACAAAAAAATTTATTTTTATTATAATGAATAAGACTACCATATAAAATTGTACCAAGAGATAGTTCAGGTAAATATTGACATGTTTCAATAGAAATATATGATATTTCGTTGTTGCGACCTTTTTCAATTAACAAACATACATTTTTATCATTCAAATATGTAAACCATAAAAAACATTTTTTCCCTTGAGGTATTATTAAACAATAATCATACTTAAAAACTTTATTATGATTTATTTGCTCATAACAAAGTTCTATATCTGGAAATCGTTTTTTTAAATTTTGTTTTTCATTTTCATCAATAAGCATATATTATTCTGTTTATATATCTTTAAACCATTTATAGTTTGTTGTTATCTAAACTTTTATTATTTCCATATCCATTTACATCATTACTTTGAACATTTTTTAAAAACTTTTTAAGTTGATCCTTCATATTTGTTGTTTCTGTTTTTTGTGATAAATTATCATCTAAATCACTAATATTTGTTGTACCATCTATATTTGTATCTGTTTGATTTGGGATTGATGGGATTGATGGGATTGATGTTATTGATGGGATAGGTATATTTTCTTCAATTTCAGATTTTTTTACACCAGAATTAATTTTTTCATAAATATTTTTGTATTTTATATTAGGATTATCAATATAATCAAACGTCTTTTTTTGTGTAAAGGTATCCTTAAAGTAATTGAAAATAGTATGTATTAAGTATATAAATATCAACGAAAGTATTATTGAATTTATTAAATTAATAAAATCCATATTATTAATAAATATTAATTAATTTAATTTTAAACCTTTTCTCTTAAACTAACTCTATCTTCTAACTCCTTAATTTTCGGTAATGGAAGATTTTCCTTGAAATACAATAACATAAAATGACCAATTAATGCTATAACTAGAATAAGTAAAATAATTTGAAATATCTCATAAAATATGCGGTTATCAAATATTCTTTTTAGATAATCCATATATTATTGGAAAATTATTTTTTATTGTAAATAATATTAAAAAATTCTTGGAAATCTTCCATTATTGATGGATTATTTAAATCTGCATTAGAATATTTTGCATGATATCCTTCTAAAATAAAATAAAAATCAGAAACATTATCATTTATAAACTCAATAATAAATGTTAATGGAGATTTATCTCTTAATTTATAATAATTTATTTTTTTATCAACCTTTTCATGATCACAAGGAAGACATGAAACAAATTCCCTTGATTTCTTCAATATACTTGTATCAATTGTTATATTTATATTATCAATATAATTATCTATTTTATTAATATCACCATCATGTATATTAACTTTCATTATTTTATTATTTTGAATTACATATATGCCTTCTGATGAATATAAATAAACAATATCTTCACTAGATGATAATAGTGTATTTATTTTATTTAAATCTGTATTCAACCATAATTTATCTAGATATATCCTCATAATTAATTATATTATAAACTATTTAAACCCTTGTTTTAATTAATATTATGGATTTGAATATTGTAGTTGTTGAAACAAATGGAAATTTAAAAAAAACATTATTTAAAAATTTTAATGAGGACAATTTATATAAAAAGTGTAATTTAAAAAAACCAGATGACTTTGAAAAGAAAACAGAATGGAATGTAAAAATTGATGGTACTAAATATAATATTACACTATTCGCCAAAGAAAAGGGTAGAGCAAATAATGAAAATAAATACGATTTTCCTCCGCCTGTTGACCAGACATTATATTTTGGTAATTGTGTTTTATTCGCAAAAAATATTGATGGTGACTATATTGATCTTGATATTGAACTATGGAATAAAATTTACGAAAAATTATTTGGTGGTTTTGAATCGTTAGATGCAACAGCAACTGAAGATGAAAACGAAGAGGATGAATTAGAAAATATACCCGCTGAAATGAAAAGTAAGGAAGGTTATTTAAAAGACGATTTTATAGTAGATGATGATGAACCAGACGAAGAAGCAGATGATGATAATGAAGAAGAAAGTTGGGATGATGACGAAGAGGATGATGATGATGATGAAGATGATGAAGAAGATGAAGGAGACGATGAAATGTTTGATGAACTTGGTTCAGAATTAAGCGTGGAATGTTATGATTATAGTGATGATGAAATGTAAAAAAAATTGATTTAAATATTTATTATAATAATCTATTATAATAAATATGCAGACAATATCAGAGCCTGAATCTTTCCGAGAAAATATTAAAAAATCTATTTTTGAAATTTGTAATGATAATAAAAGAGCCAACCATTTAGAAATTGGAATATATAACTATTCAATTATTGAAGCAAAAAATAGAAAAATTGTTAAAAAGTGGGATAATCCGTATTTTACACAAATATATACAGACAGAGTAAAAACTATTATAAAAAACATTAAAAAGTCCAAGAAACTTATGAATATACTACTAACTAGTAAAAAGCCACATGAGATAGCTTTTATGACACATCAAGAAATGAATACTGAAAAGTGGCAATCAATTATTGATGAAAAAATGAAACGTGATAAAAATAAATATGAAACAAGAATGGAAGCATCTACAGATACTTTTACATGTAGAAGATGTAAGTCTAAGGAATGTACATATTATCAAATGCAGACACGTTCAGCTGATGAGCCTATGACTACATTTGTAACATGTATTAACTGTAACAATAGATGGAAATGTTAAATTAAATCAAATTTCCTTTAGCATTCCCATGCATAATTAATTCCTGTTCTCTAGGATGTATATTTCCTTCTTTTGTTATCATTCTACCATTTTTATCAAGAATAACAAAAATCTTTACCATTTGTGTCATTAATCCGCCGTTTGTGAAATTTTTTTTTATCCTATTTGCATCTTCTTGAGTGAAATGAGCATTCAAATTAGCATCCTCAAATATTCTTCCAAGTACAGTTTTATTAACACCATACGCTAGACCAATACTTCTTTTAAGTGATGATGTAAAGTTCACACCACCTTTTCTAGTTCTTCTTTTAGTTCTTTTATTTTTTAATTGACGTCTTCTTACTGTATTAACCATTATATTATATATAAATAAAAATAAATTATTTATATGTATTAAATTAAAATCCTAATACTTCTAAATCCTTAATCTTCCAATATTCACACGCACCACCTGGTAACGGTCTTTTAATAATAAATGGGATTTTTTTGGCTTTTAGTTCTAGTTCAGCAATTTTATAACTATCAATAATATTATCTTCGATTTTTACAAAAACCTTTGCATTATTATCAATTTGCTTAGATCTCTGTCCAAGAATTCTTGATTTTTCATATTTTGTCATGACGGGTAACGTTTTATGAAAAGGATCAATAATTCTGTTATTACTATCTCTAACAACTCTAGAAAGTGTTTCAATCTCATCATAATTATGAAAACAACTTTCAGGATGATATGCTTCTAGTGTTTTTTCTGAAAATCCATTTAATTTTTCAAAATAATTTTCTTCGTCATCATCATCATCATCATCATCATCTGATATATTAACAGAACCTGTTTCTGAAACATCATCAAATTTTGTAGTATTAGCTATAGCTGTATTACTTTGTCCTTCATCTTGTGGTTCACTATCTTCAACATCAGAATCTTCAATTTCACTATCATTTATAGAATCATCATCTGTATCACCATCTTTACTTTCATTATCATTATCAATAAACTCGGAACCTTCACTATTTGCAACAGAGATTTCATCTTCGCTATCCATGATATATATATTAAAAAATATAATATAAATTTTAAATCAATTTTAAATCAAATTTATTACACATCATCAACTTAAAATATATTTATTAATTTATTACTATTTATTATACTATCTAATTCCTTGTTAGTTAAATGTTGTAAACAATAATTCTCGTGATCAAGCTTTACTCTTTGTCTTCCTCCACGATATGGGCACCACATAACATCATCTTTAATAATATTATAATGTTTTAATTCTTCACTAATTGTATTATCGTTATAATTCAATAAGCCAGTAATATATTTTATTAAATATGAATGTTTAACTATTATAAGACTTTGTTGAAGTTTTTGAGGTGTTTCGTCTCCATTCATACAACATATTTCTTTGTTATTACTTTCTAATAATTTAAAAATGTTTTCTAAAAAATTTTTACCAAATAATAATAAATCTTGTTCTACATAAACATAATCACAATCATTTAAATACGATTGCATAGCTCCATATAAAAAACCTCTAGCCCAACCACATAATATATTATGGTTAGCACAATAAACACCATGACCAAAATTTCTCAATTGTTTTGAAATTTCAACTAACTTATGATTTTTTACATTAATATCAATTTCTTGTGGACTATCGGCATCTAATATAACAATTTTTTTAGGTAATATGCTTTGATTTAATATATGAGATAACCAATATTTTGAAAAATTTGAATTTCTTCCTGCTGTTCCTCCATATTTTAATTGAAACTTATTTGTCTCTTTTCCCATATCTGTTTTATTATGCTCATCAGAAAACCATCCAGAACCTATTATAAAATTTGACATAATACTATAAAATATTAATATAATATATTTATAACTAAATAAATATATTATTTATAATGAAGAAATAATTTTTTCAGTATGTTTTGTCTCATATTCTTTTCGGTTGGTGTAATTATTCATTTTTCCATAAATAATTACAAGATGGACACAAATATATATATTTCATATTTTTGTCATCATATCTCATATAAATAATTTCATCGTTTTCTTTTTCTTCTTTAGTTCTTTCTGAAGTATATCTTTTACAATCTTTATTTGGACACTTAATATTTTTAATTCTAGGTAATGTGGGGTCAAGCTTAATATAAGGATTTGAACCATAATCAATATTAGTAACTTCCTTAAAATTCGTTTTTGATACACATAAATCCATATTTGATAAATTTGTTTCTTCGTTACCGCATTTTCTACAGTAATAAATTAAATTATCATTATCATCATTATTTATTTTAATGTAATATAAGTTATCACACACCTTGCAGAACTCCATAATATATATTATAAATTATATTTATATTTATATTTATATATCAATTTTTTTATATAATTCATTAAAATCATTTTTTAATTTTACAAAATTAATTCCTACATTCATACTATAATGTGATTGAATAATACAATCTTTTCCTACATCAAGAGTTAATCTTTCAATACTCTTTTTAATATTTTCTTTATTAGAAACTATGTTTTCTTTTATATTATTATAAAAATCATGAAATTCAACAGGTACAATATCGTGAAAGTTCATGTAACACTTACATATTGCTAGATCAATATTTTTAAATAAAATAATTTTATTATAATTAAGTACAGCAACTTCTTGTGCCATAGTAAATCCGGGTTCATTAGTTAATGGAAAATCATTTAAAACAGTACATAAAGTTAATAAAATAGTTGTTAATGTTTGACATGATGTCCATCCCTCACCTTTCCACGTATTTAAAAGAGATAAACAAACTTTACCATTTCTATATAAATTAGGATTAAATCTAATATTATCTCCCCAATTAAAAAATGTAACAACAGGTGGTCTATGTGGATAATCATTTGGAAAATTAAATGTAAATAAATAACTTCCATATTCATAAGGGGTTCCTTGTGGTCCAAATACAAGAGCATAACCTTTTAATATATCATCTTCGTCGTGTTTATAATATATTCCCTGTGAATTTAACGGATTTTTTTTTAATTGCTTAATGTCAGAAACAATTCTTTTTAGTGTATCTCTTGAATATAATATTTTATTTTCAGTATTATTATTAAAACCCGACATATTGTTAAGTATAATTATATTTTTATATTATTTATAAATATTTAATGTCTCTCTTTATAAATATTAAAATTGATTTTAAAATATATGTATATATTATTTCAATAAAATGCCAAATTCAGCCTTACAAACTGAACGTAAATTAAAATCGTTTTTAAAAGAATATGAATCGAAAAAGGTAAAAGAAGGTAAGATAACACATACACGAATACCAAAATATTATGGTGATCCAAAGGATAAAGATCCAAGAAATATATATGGTGGTTCGTGGATAATTCCAGAAAATAAGATTCAAGAATTTCATAAATTATATACAGAACATGTATTTATAAATGGTAAAAAGGAATATTTGACTGAAGCACAAAAAGATAATGGTCAAATATTAATAGACTTAGATTTTCATTATCCGATGAGTATACAACGAAGAGAAGATATATACTCATCGTGTGATGATGATAATTGGCAGGATTCTCGAAAAGATTCAATAACAAGTATTCTTGAGAAATATCTTGAAAGTTTAAAAGAAATGTTAGATATAAATGATAAATTTCCAGTTTATATCTTTGAAAAGAGTGAGGTTGTTATTGTACCTGATAAAAAAATAACAAAGGATGGTGTTCATATTATAATAGGTATAAACTTGGACAGACGATTACAAGAAAAGTTACGTGAAATGGTATTGAACAAAATAAGATTATCGTTGGAACAAAATGATTTTTGGATAGATATGCCTGAAATACTCAATCAAAAAAAATGGGAGGATGTTATTGATTATTCTATTGCGAGTGGAAATACAAACTGGCAACTTTTAGGAAGTCAAAAACCTGAAAGTGATAGATACGAAATTTCTTACGGTTATGTATTTGAACTTGATAGTGATAATTCTTGGGCGTATGCAGAGACTATTGATTTTGAGGACGATGAATCAAAAACAACATATGTAATAGAAAATTTTATGAATTTATCAGCGAACGGTACTGGTAAATCATTTGATGTTAATACAACATTTGATGTTACCTCAGCACTAAACAATATTGAAAAAACGCTGTCACCATCGAATAAAATAGCACATAATGTGTTAGGTACTTCAGTACAAACATTTACATTTCCAGACATAAATACTATTACAAATCAATATATTTTAGATTCTCTAATTGAACAAATGTTATTAACAGATAATCTACGACCAACAGATTACGAGCGGTTGAAAAATACACATGAATATTGTATGATTTTACCAAACGAATATTCAGAAGATTATACTTTATGGAAAAAAGTTGGTTGGGCATTAAAAAATGCTGATAATAATTATAGTCTCCAAAATCGATTATTTCTTACATATCTGAAGTTCAGTAGTCGATCAGAAAAATTCAAATATGAAGAAATACAAAATTTGTTTTACGATTGGAAATTTAAATCTAAATCAGGAGAAAAAACATTATCTGAACGTTCAATATTCTATTGGGCAAGAAATGCGAATAAAGAAGCGTTTGATAATATAAAAAATAACTCTATAGAACATTTCATAAATGCTAGCTTTAGGTCAGAAGGTTCTGATTGGGATTTGGCATGTGTACTTCATCAACTTTACAAAGATAAATTTGTACTAGCAGGTTATGCAAAAAATATTTGGTATCAGTTTATTGGACACTGTTGGCAAGAGAGTGAGTTAGGTGTTGAGTTAAAAAAAGAAATTAGTCAGGAACTGTATAATGTCTATCATGATAAAACGGTTGAAATGGTTCAAATAATGTCAGGTCTAGAAAATCATAAAGATGAATGGAAAGATTATCAACGTAAGGTTACCATTTCTTCAAATATATGCAATAAACTGAAAAGTAATACATCAAAGACGAATATTATGAGTCAATGTAAGGAATTATTCTTTGATAAAGATTTCTTTGAATTGGTAGACAAAAATATGGATTTATTATGTTGTAGTAATGGTGTAATTAATTTAGCTACAAAAGAATTTAGGCGAGGTTATCCTGAAGATTACATTACAAAATGTACAGATATCGATTACATATTGCCAACAAATAGAGATAAAAAGTTAGAAGAAGAAGTAAAAGAGTATTGGACTACTATGTTTCCAGATGAAAGTGTTGGTAAATATGTTTGGGAAGTTTTTGCGAGTGCTTTATCAGGTACAAACGTAAATCAACAATTTTACATCTTCTTAGGTGCTGGTTCAAATGGAAAATCAGCTTTAATGCAACTTATGAGACAGGTATTTAACGACAAGAAAAAACGCGGTTATTATGCACAAACACCAATCCAATATTTAACTCAAGAAAGAGTAAAAGCTGGTTCTGCCTCTAGTGAACTTGCAGAGTTAATAGGAGCACGTTTAACAAGTATAGATGAACCCCAAAAACATGAAAAATTAAATGTTGGTATAATGAAACAACTTACTGGTGGTGATCCATTAACAGCTCGTGCGTTATTTAAAGATCATATCACATTTATTCCACAATTTACATTTGTAGCATTAACGAATAATTTATTTGAAATTGCTGCAACAGATAAAGGTACATGGAGAAGAATATCAGTACCCCCATTTAAATCAACATTTACACATAGTCCTTACAACGACCCTGAGTTTCCTCCAAGGGATTATCCTATTCAACACAAGAAGGATCCTGAGCTACTAGAAATAAAGTTCCCATTATGGAAAGAAACAGTATTATCTATGTTAGTAGAAACAATATTTAAAACACAAGGGCATGTTGAAAGGTGTAGTATTGTAGATGAAGAAGTTAAGAAATATAAATCAAGAGAAGATCATATTCAACAATTTATTGATTCAAAGATACATGTTTCAGAAGGAAATATACTTAAGCAACGTGATCTTGGTATAGAATTTAAAGAATGGTATCAAGATAAGTATGGTTCAAAAATAAAAAGGATGCAGGATTTATATGATGCGATGGATAAAGCATTTAATAAATATGGTAATTCAGGTTGGTCTGATATTGATATTGGAAGCGAACAATAGAAGACAATAGAAGACGTAATGTAATTGTTGTATAATTGCAGTAATTATTGTAAGTAATTATATAAAAAATTTTTTTATATAATTATTATTCGTTTGTAATACCATAATATACATTTTTGGGAAGTAAATATGTAAAAACAAAATCAGTAATTCTTATAAAAATAGGTATTAAGTATACATACAGCATATATGGTAAAAATAACATAATTAATAACCAGAAAGTATCCCAAATGCTTTTATACATTTTTTCATAGATAAATATACCAAATGATATGGCCCATAAAATATAGTATACAATACCAACATAATATCCAATTATAGATACCTTCTGACTTTCTTCTTCTTCATATTCTGCTTTTCTATTATTAGTATTTTCTTCTTTGTTTGCTTGTAAAATATCTTTCTCCTTTTCAGATTTATTATTATTTAATGTTGTATAATGTTCATCTAAAGCTGTCATAATAATTAATTATATAATAAATATATATTTAATTATTTAGTTTTATTTTGATGGAGGTGTAACATATGGGGCTATTTTTGAATATTTACCATTTTTATTATCATAATCTTTATTGAATTTTTTTATTCTATTAAACTCACCTGAAATATCCCTTAATACTGAAAACCCTTCTGATTTTGGATCGTTTGGATTAAAATAAAAATCATATTTATCATAATCAGTTGCATTTCTTGATTGAACATCTACATATAATTTTAAAATGTAGAATAATGAAACTGCTAATAATACTGGGAATAAAATAGAAGGAATAGATTCACCTAAATATCCTCTATTATTTAACCAAATTAAACCAGTAAATAATAATATAATTAATGTTAATCTAAACAAAATACTAGACAAAGCACTATATCGGTTTTCATAATATTTATTATTTTTAACTATTCGCCTTTTGTTTTGACGTTCATTTACTAAAGTATTATATTGATCTTTTTTTTCTTCAAGTGCGTCGGTTCTTATTGTCACTAATGAATTTACTTCATTTTGTAATGATGTTAATACTGTATTATAATCTGTTTTAATTGTAGTTAATCCTGTTTGAATATTCTGTTGATTAGTCACAATATTACTTAAATTAGTCTGTTCTGTTGACGATAAAGTACTACTATGTGTTGTTAGTAAATTTTGTGCACTTGCTTCTACATCTTTAGAATCATCTACCATTTGATCGATATAACCATTTGGTTCAATTGGTGTTTCTAAATATATTGTATTACCACCCATATCAGTTAATCCTTCTTTATTAATATGTTTTCTATTATCATTATAATACAAAACTATTACTATTGTAACTGTTACACCTAAAGTATATAATAATGGCTTGTAAAACTTTTCATTTTTCATTTTATATATATATTATAAATATAATTATAAAATTTATTTTGTAGTCGTTATTATAATTCCACCAGTTAACGTTAATAAAGTTAATAGTGTCCAACCATATAATTGTAATCTTTCACTACTAACACCACGTTCCGATATTTCTACGTTGGCATCATCAGATGAAGAATGTTTCTTTATATCTTTAATTGCAACTTCAGCTGCACTTACTGTATTAAAACCTTCTGTATCCTTAAATTTATTAAAATCAGTAAAGCTTTCAAGTTGTCTATTAATAATATCTTCATTAATTTTTTTTATTTTTCTAAACCGATAATTATTTATTACATTCCATTCTGCATTTTTCTGTATATCATTATTTTCAAATTTGGGATAAGAATTGTTAATATTACTCATATATTTATAAATAGAAAATCATTTTATAAAAATAATATTTACAAATCAAAAATAAAATACATAAATATAAATAATACAAATAAGGGTGTACCCATTAAATCCATTCCTAATATTTTTAAAAAGAATGTATATAATAATCCTGCTGCAATAACCGTAGTTACTAACTTAGTATATGCAATTTTTGTAAAATATAAAATAATAAATAAAATTATACCCATTATTAATATTAAACCTGATTGTCTTTCAATAGATCCACTTAAAAAATTAGATAAAGATTTAAATGGGTACATTAAATCAAATTCAACTGTATAACTAAAGAGTAAAATTATTATAATCGTTAAATAAAACATTATTTTTGATAATCTGTTATAATTTAATTTAGATCTGTCTATCTCACCCTCAATACTATTAATATCTCTTTGTAATTTAATATTTTCTTTTAAAACTGTATTTTCATCTGCTAAATATTTGTTTAAATTACTAATATTTTGTTCTAAACTACTCATATAATATATAACTTGATTATTTTTTTTTCATTTTTGTATATATGAATCTTGTTAAATATAACGTAGCTATAGAAATAGATACTGTATAAAAAAAGAAATATCGATACATGCTTTCTGTATCTTTCAGATTTTTTTCAGATTTTTTTAAATTATCAACATCTATTTTATAATCTTTTTCTAATTTTTCTATTTCATCTTTAATATCATCTATATCACTCTGTGATTTTGACATATATTATATAATAGGATTAATTATTTATACAATAACGATAATATATCCCCTTTATTGATGTTTTACTTGGTCGTGTAATTTTACATATTTGACCTGGTTTTAAAAAGATTGCACATGCAACAGGATCAAATCTTGATATTTGAGGAATTTGGGTGTGAGGATCTACTATATTATATTTTTTTAAGAAGTCATTCTTTTCTTCGTCACTTAATATAACATGAGGCGGTACCATTTCATGATTTAGAATATTAAATTGGAGTCTTTTTAATGAATAAACAATAATATTTATTCCTTCTTGTTCCCATATCTTTTTCAATTCATTTATAATAGTATCATTAGGATTATCATGTGTAATAATAAATATAATGTCATTTTTTGTCAAAAGTTGTTCTGTATGAACTAAATCTTCAATCATCGTGGTAATATGATTTGTCTTTATTGATTTGTGTACAATAGCAAAATATTTTACATAAATTTTCGGTTTGTTTGTATCCTTATTTTCTAGAATCATATCCAATTGTTTATTATTAATCATACTATGTAATTCCCCTGTACTATAACCATGATAGTCTTCCACATTATATCCCTGTACAGATAACAATTCTAATATATTAAGTCTTGACTTATATATTGTATTATAGAATGAACTCGAATTTGTTGAACTTTCTAAACTCATAATATTATATTATATTATAATGAGTTTAAATTGTAATTAAAATCAATTTTTTATTTTAATTCGAATAATATTTTTTTACCACTTCCTCCTTTATTATTATTATTTTCATTATCACTATCACTATTACTATCTCTGTCGTTATCATCACCTGTTAATCCATTAATTTCTTTTTCTAATTTTTTTTGGGTATTTTGTGATTCTTTTTTTGTAATTTCTTCTGGTTGAAGGTAACTTTTTTCATCGTCTATTATTGTTTTTCCAGCTACCAAAACAAAATTGTCGTCATCCTTATTAAATTTGTTTTTACTACCACCAATATCCATATTTATTTTACCACCTAGTTGATGTATTCTAGAATAACGGTCAATATCATCCAAAGTAGGTCCATATTTTATTTCTTCTTCGGGTATATTATCTGGTGCTATTAATTCTCCATTATCTTTAAATTTATCATATGCATAAACATGTTCTCCGTAATGTGAATCAGGATATTTATTAATATATTCTTTTTTGAAATTTTCAAATGCTTCATCTACTGGTTGGGGTGTTACATTTTCAGGATTAAAAATTGGACTACCTGGTGCATAAGGTGGACTATCTGGTGCAAAAGCTGGACTACCTGGTGCAAAAGCTGGACTATCTGGTGCATAAGCTGGGCTACTTGGTGCATAAGGTGGACTATCTGGAGTTTCTTGAGGTTCATCAAATTCATGTAAATCATAATCTTCCACCTTTTCAAAATACATGTCATCTTCCTTTTCTACACGAATATTTTGTCTACTATTAGAATTTTGTCTATCAATAAAACCATATTGTATTAATAGTTGTCTTATTTCTGTTAATTTAAAACTGTCATCACCTACATCTCTAGCGGAAATCTTAAAATTATTAGAATAACTCATATTTTCTATTTGACTAATGTTATCTTCAGTTATTAATCTGGTTTGAATTCCCATAGTCTGTAATTCTTGAATTAATAATTTTAGACAGTATGGTATTTCAACTAAACTAAATGAACGTCCAAATTTACTAAGCTTTTCTAATCTCAACTCATTAAATTTATCTTTAGAAAATTTCACGCCATCAGCAAATAAACTTAATAAAATATTTTGGGATGAATTATATGCAGCTAATGTCCCTGTTTTGTTACAAACAGCGATTTTATAATCATCACCTCTTTTCATCATAGATTCCTGTAAAAATTTAGAAGCTCCGTGACCAATTACACCATCACGTTCCATTTCACCAATTCTTAAACCACCATCGTTTGCTCTTCCATGTACTGGTTGTTTTGTTAACCCTTGATTTCTTCCTCTAGCTCTATAATTTATTTTATCTTTTACCATATGTTTCAATCTCATATAATATGTTGGTCCAATAAATAAACTTGTTTCTAGTTGTTCTCCTGTATAACCATTATATAATAATTCATTTCCGTGTGATTCATAACCTGCTTTTGATAATAATTTACTAAAAATATCAACATGATCAACACCCTGAAATGATGTGCAATCACCAATATTACCGTTGTAACAACATACTTTACCTGTAATTGTTTCAACTAATTGTCCAATAGTCATACGTGAAGGTATGGCATGAGGATTTATTATTAAATCTGGTTTTATACCATCTTCTGTAAATGGCATATCTTCTTCAGGAATTATTAAACCAATTGTACCTTTTTGTCCAGATCTACTAGCCATTTTATCACCCATAGCAGGTATTCTCTCATGTCTAATACGAACCTTTGCTAATCTAAACCCTTCTTCATCATCTGTTATAAATGTCTTATCTACAAAACCTAATTGGTCTCTTTTGGTTTTTACAGAAGAATCAAAGTATTTATTTATATTGTCTTCATCAACAGTTACTTTACCAATTAAAATTACTTTATCATTTATCTTTGTGTTTTCTTTAATTAACCCATTTTCATCAAGATGTGTATAGTCATAATCATATTTTTTTCTTTCAACATCCATTTTTTCAATATTCATAAATCTAGAATTTACATTATTTCCTTTCACTAATGATGACTCTTCTCTTGTTTCGTATGTAGAATAATATGTTGTTCTAAATAATCCTCTGTGTAAAGAACCTTCATTAACTAAAATTGCATCTTCTACATTATATCCACCATAACATCCTATTGCAACTATTGTATTAGTACCATAGCAGTTTTCACTCTTATAATATTCTTGATATTTAGTTCTAACTAATGGAGATTGTCCATAATTTAATACAAGACCTGTCTTGTCTACTCTATTATTAAAATTAGTACTATACATCGATACAGCCTGTTTACTTTGACCACAAGAGAATAGATTTCTAGGTAAAGGATTTGTCTCAGGATAAATTACTAAGTTACCCATGTAACCAAAGATACATGAAGGATGTATTTCTAAATGAGTACTTCTTTTGTTTTGTTTTAATTTTTCTATATTTGTTGAAACTAGTAATGTATTCATTTCTGCTGTGTCAATATATTCAACAATAGATTTGTGTTTGTTTATTTGTTCTATATCTGAGTTATATAACTTTTTCATTTCATAAAAAACATTATTAATTACATCTACTTTATTATTTTTAACACTAAAACCTGTTAAAATATCATTCCAATCGATTGCTTTTGATTCATTTATTTTCTTTCTGAATATTTCACAATTTGTACTTAAGTTTTTCTGTTCATCTACATAAAACATAGGTCTAGTAATACGACCACTATCAGTATACAATTCAATTTTGTTTTCTATATAATTTACTGCGATGCTTGTATAAATTGGTATTAGACATATTCTTCGTGCAAATTTTATAAAATTAGCGGTATTTATTAATTCATTTGTTGTAGCTAACCATGTTCCATTTATAAATATTTTTGTTTTATTTTTTACGTCACTTGGTTTTGTTTCACTTAACAATCGAATGCTTAAGTTTTCTCTCATCCAATCTAATAAAAGTTTATACGAATAACCATTTGTAATGTAACTTGTAATAGCAAGATGCTTATGTAATCCACAATTTCCACCATCTGGTGTGTCAACAGGATCAATTAAACCATACTGTGAAGCATGACATAAACGAGGACCAACTACCTTAGCACTAGCATCTAACGGTAGATTTATTTTACGAAGATGTGATATAAATGAATGATAAGATAGTCTATTTAAATCTTGTATAACACCTACACGGTTAGTATTTGGTGTTGCACCCCATCTACCTTTAAATGCCCTTTTAAATCCATTATCAACTATCTTATTTTTAAATATTTCGTTATATCCCAACTTATATTTTTTTTTATTGTCCTTTTCATCATCTTTTACAAATTCACTTGAAAACACTTGTGATACTAGTTGACTTTCTGTTATAGTTAAAACGTTTGTCACTCTGTTTGTATAATGATAGTATAAATCATTTTCTACATTAACCTGTATATCTTTTTGTTGTAGATTGTAGTATTCTTTGAATAAATCATATATTAAATTACCCGTTAATTCTATTCTTTTATATTTAAAACTATCTCTGTCTGTTGGTGGAATAATACCAATACTAGTTTTTATTAGATTAAATACCATGTCTCCAATAAAATATGCTTTTGTTGAAAAATTCATTTCACCTACTTGAGGTAACAAAAAATCACACAATATATGATATGTATAAGGTATATTCTTAAACTTTAGATATTGTGATATGTACTTAATTGCTGCTTCTTGAGTAAATATAGTTCCTGCATCATATACAGAAGATTTAAAATATTTAATAAAATCTTTGTATTTTTCTAGATCTAATAAACAATATTCTATAATTTCTTTATCGGAAATTACCCCTAGTGCTCTCATTAAAATAAATAACGGTATTGGATATCTTACATTTGGTATTTCAACAACAATATTTTCAAGATGCATTTTATCTGTATCTCTAACAATATGTATTTTCATTGTTCTAACTGGCTTTGAAGCATCCTCTGAAACCATTCGAATTATCGATGAATAAGAATATTTATCATCATCTGAGTTTTTTTTATAATAGACCATATTATCTGAAAATTTCTCCTGCGGAACTACGACCTTTTCTTTTCCATCAATTATAAAATATCCACCATAGTCATTTTTACATTCACCCATATTATACTTTAGATCACGATTTACATGTTTTAATATACACTTACTAGAATGAAGCATTATTGGAAATCTTCCCAAATATATTTTTGGTATTTCTATTTCTCCTTCAATTATTTCAACACTTGATTTGATAAATTTATATTTTACTAAAACATCGTAATGTATTGTAAAAGCATATGTCATATTTCTAAGTCGAGCCTCATTCGGATACATATAATGAGTGTTTCTTTCGTCGTATATTACTGGTTTTCCAAAATATATTTTATTCCCATGTCTTCCACCAATATACATTTCAATTTTAAACTTAAAATCATCTAGTGTATCATCAAAATTCTTACTTATTTGTATTGGGTTCTTTTCATTTATTATTTCAAATATATCTTTATTAAAAAAGCTATCATATGAATTTAAATGATGTTGTGTTAAATAATAGGTGTTATTCAAAAAATATGATTCTAATGTTTTCCAACCTAATTTATCAAAATTCATGTATATAATATATAGAGCATTTTTTAATTACTCTTTTTAAAATCTAATAAATATTTAAACAATAAAAATTTATTAATTTACATAATAAACATTAAACCTATTAAAATAAACAATAAAACAAATGGGAATAATACTAAGAACCATGACATTTTTGCATATCCTGATTTACATATTAAATCAAGAATCCATGTCCAGAATAAAATATAAATTGACTTAAGTACAAATATGAAAATAGTACTTGATACATTACATTCATATTCACCTACACAATATGTATCTGTGTTTCCATAATTTTGTACCATCATTATAAGTAATGCTAAAAATGACATTACAAAGTATAAAGCAGCAGGGGTGCATAAATCTTTTATTGATTTAGGAATTGGTGTTGCCATCACTATGTATTAATTAAATATTTTTTTTTTATGCAGAAGAATTTGGTTTTTGATTAAGTGTTGGATTTGGACTCTTAGGTTGAGGATAACCACCTAATGTTGCAGTATTCTTCTCTCCTAAATGAATTGCGTTGTCAATTAAACCTCTAATCTCTCTAATAAATCCGCCCTTCTGTTTTTTACTTTTTCTACCTCTATAACGTCTAGAACCTCTTAAACGTTTTGATGATTTAGATACTTTTTTCTTTCCACCCTTAAAAAAACTGGGTAAATTACAACCACATTTACTTCTCGATTTACCAAATCGTTTACCCCCTATTGTTTTTTTTCTATTTTGTCTCTTTAAAGTTCTTCTGGTTTTAGCCATATATATTAATATAATATTTTATTCTATGTCTACGTGTGTCAAAAAGTGTCTTCTGCAACACATTTTGGTTAATCCTAAATCATCCAATACAATACCCTCTGGTCCTTTCTCTGTATGTTCCTTTGTTAAATATACCTCATTATTTGTATCAATACCTTTTTTTGTTTTCATTTCAGACACTTTCATTTTATAATACTCATATTTATCCGCAATAACTTCGCCACATGTAAAGCACTTTACAGGAATTATCATTTTTTATATATTTACTATATAATTAAAACTTAAATCAATTTTAATTATAATTAATTGTTTAAATAATTATGTAACATAACATCATCAGAATTATTTTTAACGTAACCAGCTAATATTGCTGATTCATACATAGTTTTTAATACATCATTCGGTGTAGTTGAACCTATTCTAATTAAATTATGTTCTCTTAAATATTTTTTTATTTTTGAGATATCTTCATTTTCTATTTTCTTTTTTTCATCCATAATTTTTTTCTTTGTTTGTGTACTTTTTATTAATACAGATACTAAATTGTTTTTTTTTGATTTTCCTAATTTATATTTTCTCTTTATCGTTCTTTTCTTAATAAAACTTCCTCCATTTTTATTTCTTAAATCTGTTAATTTTTCTTGTCTTTCGTTTGGAATACTATCATTATTTATTTTTATCATTGGTTTTAACATTTCCTCTTCATTTTGTGTATTTGAAGTTGATGTATTTCCTTTCTCTATTTCTTTTAATTCATTTTCGAAAATGTTATCGTCGTCATCCCCATCACTATCTTCTGTATCAGAAGAAATATTTATTTTTTGTGTTGTATTATGTCTCCATTGTCTAAATGTTGGCTGTGTACCATTTTTTAAACATCCATATGGAGGTGCTGGAGGTAATAAATTGGAGATTTTTGTATAATTATTGTTGTTCATATTTTTATCAATATTATTACTAAAATCTTCTGGTAACTTTAAATTTACTTCAATATTCTCATGATCAAAAGTTCTATTGTTGTTATTTCGGTTTTTTAGTGTACGTTTACTACTTTTTCGCTTAGCTTTTTTCTCTTTTTTATCTTTTTTTACTAAATCTGACAAATAGTTCATAGAATTATTAAAGTTTGATGAAAAATTTTCGATATTTTCTTTTTTATCTGTGTTTTTACTATTTTCTACATTTTGATTTACATTTTGATTTACATTTTGATTTACATTTTGATTTACATTTTGATTTACATTTTGATTTACATTT